TCAAAACGAACTCCATGTTGCCATTCCGCAGATGCCATCAGCCACCAGTCCATGTGCTTTCTGCCATTCCATTAGCTTAGCTTTTGTGCCAGCACCAAAGATGCCATCTACCTTCAAGCCTAAATGCCGCTGCAATACAGTCACGGCATAAGACACGCCGCCAGTGCAATCCTTGGAGCCCTGACGAATCGTAGGCATGATTTTACTCACGACCTGATATGCAGTACCACTTTTACTGACCCAACGGCTATGAGTCTCACGCACATCAACATGAACAAAGCCGCCTGTCACCTGTGCACGACTATAATATCCAATGCCGCCATGCTTCTGGAAGTAGGGGAGGGAAGCCACATACAGTGCAATACGAATCGGGTCAACACCATTGATGTGAATATCCGCTGCTGTACCCAGACAATGCTGACTACGAGAACTGCCACCGATTGAAATGTTATATGCAGGAGTACGGTAGGCAGAACTAATCAGAACCGGCTTGCCGAAGTGGTCTCGAATCTGCTGCAGAGTCTCTACCAGCTCGGTTGCCACCTTGAATTCATCGCTCCGGTCATTGCAAGCAAACTCATAAGCGCAGAAGTTCTTGGACAGCTTTTTATTCCAGTCCTTCTTCATAGAATATGTAATAATGCTCATGTCGTCACTCCTTCAATCCTTCTTGAATTCCGCATTGATTTTGTTGTTCTGGATATCCATCTCCTTGACTGCGGCCTCAATCATCATCTCGATAGTAGGAGTAACCTTGATATTCATCTTCTCCAACGCGGCAATAACATACTTCTTCTTGTCGGCCTTCTGAATTGCTCCAGTAACACCCAACTTCTCAGCGGCACGCACAGCCATCTGGACAATCTTATACATACCGATCTGCTTCAGGTAGGGGATGCCATAAGTCATAAATGCGGTGCCAGCAACAGTGATAACCAGCTTCACAATAACAGAGACGATCTCGTTAATAATACTTGCCATAGTAGTACCTCCTGTTTGAATAAAAAAATAAAGCCAAGCACACATGTGCCGAGCTATGTATTAAATGTCTTTTAAATTTTGTCCGTCAATTAGGTAGCTTTCAAGAGCAGCCTTAGCTTCCTTCATGGGGTCGATAGCATTACCATCAATGCCGTGACTGAGTAGGGCCAGTAGGGCTTTCATCATCACATTGATACCATGTTCACTCTTATTCACACGCTGTTCTACGCCAGCGATTTTTCGTCCATGGTCTTCAACTACGATGTCCTGTTCCTTCTGATGCTCTTCAAGTGACAAAAGTTTGGAGCGATATAAATCCAAAACCTCTTTATCATTCTTGAGCTTGCGGTCGATATCTTCCAGATGTTTGTCGTGTTCAGTAAGCTTCAAGTTCTGTTTCGTGTCAGGTTCTTTTGCCTTCTTGATTGCATTTACAATAACGACAACAGCAGCTGAAATAGCCGTAATGCCACCAGCAATACTTAGAATCATTTGCCAAAGCTGTTCTATTGTAAAGCTGATAACACCCGGAGCATGAGTTGGTGCGGCAGTCAACAAACCAATCATTTCATCACCTCGATTCTGGTTGACAAAAAATTCACACTATGATAGAATGGGCGTGTCAAAGATTCGTCGAGCGAATTTGTGACGTCCTATCTTTGTATAGGTGTGTGGCGGGAGAGCTCTGGGTGTAACAGCCCGGGGCTCTTTCTGTTTTTACATATACTTTTAGTTTGTTTACTGCTTCGGTTTACATACCTTACGCCAGTGATAGTGCGGCTTGTCCTCGTGGAACATGATATAGCGCATCCAGTCGTCTACATAAATGCACAACAAGGCAAGGAAAAACCATAGTACAGTAAATGGCAGACAGATTTGACCCAGCAGATTAAAGGGCAGGGAAGAGTAGTCCCAGATGTGTAAACCCATCATTAGATTCAATGGAATGCCAACAACAAGCTCCATACCAGTCACAAATAGCGCACCTACAAGACCCTGTTCCCACATGGGCATTTCCCACGGAATATAATTGTTTAACCCACCAATGATAACGTAACAGATACCGCCAACAACAGCCATAGTCCAGTGTGAGTGACCTCGCCATAAAATCTCGATGCAATAATAAAGCGCCCCTCCTATCAAAAAGAGAAGCGCACATTTCGATAATTCTTTATACTTCTTTACGATTTTGTTCATTCAGTGACCTCCTTCAACCCGACGGTTTCCAGATATTGCTTCAGAACAGGGTCGTAGTTGATTTCGACTGCATCCAGCTCTTCCATTGTAGTACAAGCTTTAATGTCGAGCTCTAATTCTTGTTGACGAGATACAAACGGTTGTACATATGTACCAATCGCCAAAGCCAGTGCGGCAAGGTCATCATACTTCCATACGGTGCATTCATCGCCAGTGGTATTCCATTTTAAAGTAAAAGACTGTCCATTTGATACAGCAAGCTGATATAGAGATAGATTAGAAGTAAGCAGAGCCTGTTTTTCACTAGTAACACTATAATACTTGCCGTCCGTCCATTGAAGCGGGTGAGAGGCAAGATATTCAGAGAGAGCGGTTTTAGACTCTGAAATTTTAGAATGCTTTGCTTTTGCTAGTTTCTCTTCAGGGTCAAGACAGGACTCTTTGCCTGTAATTTCCTTGAAATCAGCGTCGTTTATAAGTCCTTTGGAAACATACACTAGCAGCATCGCTTCAGAAATACGATTGTTTTTCCAACGTTCACTCAACTTTTCTTTTGTTGTCATGTACACACGCCTCCTTATTCAATAGTTGGTAGATTTAATGCCACGATATCTTCTAAGGCGTCAGCGATACGAGTCTGATCACTTGTTTGTTTAGCCGCGATTTCCGCAGCTTTTTTCTGTGCTGCGGCTTGGTCTTTTTCGTATTGATCAATCAGGGCTAGTTTCTCCTCGCCGGTAGTGCAGTTAGAAAAATCAAGACCCTGTGCTTCGTAATTTTCAACTAGAGAATTCAAAGTTCCAAAGAATGCGCCATTGATTTCTCCAGCGGCACATAGGATATCAATACTTTCAATGCCAGCAACGGGGTAACGAGCGATCCACTCTTCTGCAGATAGAACTTCGCCAATCGGAGTGATAATAGGGTCTTTTTTATTCCAAATTTTATATCTCATAATATTATTACTCTCCTTTTAATAATCAGTTGGTTTATAAAATATAGGTTTACCAGTATAGCCGTTATACATTACAACAATATCATCAAAATTAACACTACCAACGCATTCACGTTCAGAATCAGAAACAACACTGGACGGAAATCCAGAATACTGTATTATAGTGCCCTTCTTTCCGTCCAATATAATATATTGCGGAATAGAGCCGTCTTTCATACCATACACAATAAAACTGCCATTCGGGGTTCGTTTTGTTTTTTTTGCTAAATAGTTTGCTTGAGCGTATTTTTTGATAATGCCAGAATCACCAGATCCTAAATTAGTATTTATGGATGTTATAGTTAAACTTGGATTGATCAAATATGTGTAACCATTACTCATGCTATAAACCATGGCATAATCTGAATTAGAAGCGGAAGCAACATAAGTTCCTGGATTTGATATAACACCAGCATTAAATGTTGATTGTGTAAGCGATTTATTATATACCTCGGCAGTTGTGTTTGTGTCATACCTGATTATCAAACCTTTTCCGCCAACGTAAGCTGAAAGAGCACCACACTGCGTAACAGATTTTAAAGGTTCAATATTTTGACTTGTTCCTGATGAACTCCATGCGTAAGCAATTTTAAAATATGTGCTATCGAAAAGTAATGTTCTCCAACCTCCAGCAATAATTCCATAATCACCTGCTTTTGTAGTAAGCTGATTTCCGCATTGGACATATAGGGAATCTGCAAAACTTTTTGTTAGACTCGGTGTATACATGGTCACTTCATCGCCGCTTTTACCTCTATTATTCCACCCACCAGCAAAAAACGCATTATTTCCGATAGTCAAACCAACGCCATCGTTTTTCTCCCATGTAAGATACGGAGCAGAAACTTTTGTCATTGTGCGCGAAAATGCTTCAACAATATCTGAAGTAGATTCGGTACCAACGTTGCCACTACCACTGATAATTTTTCCTCCTGCAAATATAGCATAATCGCCAGCACGCGCAGACCCTTGAAGTTTATACCGTTTCGTCCCGCTTCCAGAATATTCTTTAAATTCAACACCCCTCATACGATATTCGTACCATAACCTTGCTATTCCGTTTACGCCAATGTATGCTTTTTTAATTTTTCTAGCCACACCGTTCACGCCAATATACATAATATCAATTAGATGTGCATTGTTGTTAACGCCCACGTATCCATTACTTGCCATTTATTTATCACCTTCTTATTCGTAAACAATGTAAATAACATTATTGTTGAGTCTTGAATAACCGGCAGTTAAATCAGAGGTGGACGCTTGGATTGTAAAACCATTTAATTGTGAAGCCGATCCCGCACTCGCAGCATACTTCACACTCTTATCTTTGTCCGCAGTGTTATCCACGTTACTCAGTCCAACTTCAGCCTTGGTGTAGCTTGGTTTTGTAGCTGCTTTAGCCCATGCAGATACATCACTTGCAGGCATAGAAGTTGGGAAATCCGTTATTTGGGACTTTGTATGCTTATGTGAAGCAGGTGCTTTACCATCAACTAATGTTTTCAAAGCTTTGCCCTGTGCAGCACTAAGACTCTGATCTGTACTATCGCTTGTCAAATTATTCTGGATTCCGCGCCATGTGTTTGTATCAGTAAACTTTGCATCCGCTGGAACTGTTTTGTTTAGAGTGTATGTAGTAGCAACTGGCTTGCCATCTTTAAAATACACAGGCTGAGTTACACTTCCCGCGCTAGAGTCAAGTTTTACTGCACTGTTTGCAGAACCACCAGAAATCCCAGAACCAGCGTAGTTATGTGTATGTTCAGCAGCTGCATAATTTCCTTTTGGCTGATAATTAGCGAGTTTTGTATTTACTTCACTTTCGGTATAATAGCGGTCATCATGAGTGTGTGACGCCGGGACATAAGAACTCGGCTTGTTCTGAACTTTGCTCCAATCAACAGAGTTAGCAACGTCAGCATTGCCAGCCCTATTAGCATAATTAACAGACTGACTGCCGATAGTAGCATTTGTAATGATAGTACCGGCTTGAGCGGGGAGATAGACTTGAGAAGTCTCGTTTTTGCCAGCATTGTATTTCGCGTCAGTTGAATAATTGAAAATCAAACTCTCATCGCCGCCAAGGTTACCCATAGTCCAGTAACCGTTCTTTGTCGCCATAGCAGCAACGGCACCATAAGAACTATCACCCGCATAGCTACTTTTTATTGCAGCACGATCTCTATCACCAATCCAAGACCCGCCAGTGGATTTCGTAATTTGACCACTCATCGTGCCACCGATAAGAGGTAGATAATTCCCCAATCCAATCCAACTCTTCAGCACGTCCTTAGACACATCTTTGATTTTTGTACCATTGTCTGTATAGCCTGCAATATGAGTTAAATTTTCTGAAGTCAGCCCAGCGCCAGCGAAACCAATCTTGATAGTTCTATTAGCGTCGTTGTAGTCTTTTACACCGTTGGAAGTTGTCGCGCTATCAGCAGTACCGGAACTTGTAGCATACTTAACTGATTTATTTGCATCGGCAGTATTATCAACATTTCCAAGTCCGATATTGCCTTTCGTGATATTGATCGTTTTCGCAGCGCTACCATCATAAGTAGCAGCAATTGCACCGTTTGTTTGAATCGTCAGAGCGGTCGGATTTTTAAGAGAAGCAGGGAAGTCGGTGATTTGTGATTTGGTATGTGTGTGGGAACTATTTGCTTTGCCATTTAATTTGGTGTTGATTTCTGTCTCAGTATAATAACGGTCATCGTGGGTATGGGCAGCTTGAGCGTAGCTACCTTTTGGCTGGTAAACGCCATCTGCTTTGCTCTTAATATAATTCCACAATGCACTTATAGGACGGCGATGGTATGTTGTTGTAGTTGCGCCACCACCGGCATACTGTGATATATAAAAATCATTATCGGACGGCGTAGAGGAGCCTGTCGTAAGTTGAGTGTTAATCATTTCGTTTAGGTTGAGCCACGATTGAAGAACTCCTCTGCTGACATCTTTGATTACCGTTTGGTTGCCATCTTTTGCATAACCAGCAATATGCTTCAGATTGTCTTTTGTCAAACCGGCACCTTGATATCCGACTTTAATTGTAGAACCATTTGAATCACCATAATCTACAACGCCGGTAGAATTACCATTAAACTTTGTTGCAGTCACCTGAGCGGGGAATTGTACATTTTGATTTGCGTCCCAATTATAAATATGGTCTTTTTCCATCATACTGTTAGGTACAGTCCATGCACTTGGTCCATACATACGAATATCCGTTACGCTAACAGAACCCTTGCCATCTTCTTTATTCTTGAACGTAAAACGATAAGAATAAGCATTGTAATTTTGTCCCTCGTATCCGCCAAAAGTTCCGCCATTAAATCTAATTTCATTTGGACCGCTCCAACCAGAAATAGGAACGTCTGTGCGAACGTCTGTAAAAGTTTCCTTGGCACCAATAGTAGAACGCGAAATATTCACAGTTGCTGATGTACCGGCAACAGACACCCAAAGATAAAGCATATTTACAGACGCATATCGATCAACCGGAGTGACCGTGATTCTAAGTTGGTCTTTTGTTGTACACTCGGCTGCTTTTGTATGCTTGCCAGTACAAAATGAAGCAGCAGAACCCATCCGCATTGCAAATAATGATGCTTTTTGATCGTCAGTGGCACCATAATCAACCCATGTTGTACCACCATCAACAGAATATTCAACCTTAACGCCAGATGCCGGTAAAAATGCAAGACGGTTTGCACGTAAAACATCGATGTGAGCAGATTCAATAGGACCAGCCCAACCTGCATAGTTCGCATTACCGGCACTGATACTTGAAGTGTCATGCGTGTGATATGCAGTTGCAAATTGATTCTTGTTTACGGCTCGAAGTTCCTTGCCGTTCCATCCAGCGAGCCATGAATAGCTTCCATAATCTAACCCTGATTTTGAGTAAGCAAGAGTAAGTGTTCTGCCGTCTCCGACGTCTTTGATGCTGTTGTGCGTATGATTTATATTGCTTTTTTCGGCGAGCTTCGCATTCATCTCACTTTCCGTGTAATACCTATCGTCATGGCTGTGGCTTCTTGGAGCAAATTTTTCTTTCAGCTTGCCCCACAGATACTGTAAGCCAGCATAATCTAAATATCCCATAATCGACCTCCTGTCTCAGTAAGAACTGAAATCAGCTTGCCAAAACATTGTCGATTTCAGTATTTGTGATCTTTGTAATAGTAAAAATTTCGCCCAAAGCATCCCACTTAGAGCCATTCCATGCATAGTTCATTCCATTACCAACGTCATACACATCACCAATGGTCTGACCGCTCGTGGGTAGCTTGTCCGTAGAAGCGACGGAACCCTTGTAACGATACATTGCCGTGATATCGCTCTTCAGGGCATAGGTGCTTGCTGCGCCAAATCCATCCAGTTTCTTCTTGTCAGAGGTACTCATCAAGCCGTGAGTGCTCTGTGTTGCGTCACTGTATGTTGTATTGGTCGGAGTAGACCAAGTACCATCGCCGCGCAGATATTGACCTTGCTTGCCAGCAGCCGGTGCGGGAACCAAGCCGGAGCCACCTGCAGCCGAAGCGGTAGCAGCTTTAAAAGTACCATATGTAGTATTTGTGTCGGGCGGAACCTGCCAAGTACCATCAGAGCGCAGATAACGGTTTGCAGCACCTGCGGCAGGAGCCGGAGCAAGACCATGCACACCGGCAGCTTCAGTAGTAGCACCCTTCATGTCAGTATAAGTAGTGTTATTATCATTGCCCCACTGAGCAGTACCATCAGCACTCCATCTTAGAATCTGACCAGCGGAACCACCGGCAGGAATATGCTTATTACCAGCAGAAGTGGGGTGCGCATAGTTATTTGCATTAGCGGCGATGCCATCCAGTTTCGCTTTGTCTCCAGAACTCATCAGACCAGCAGAACTGGTTGAAGCATTATTGTATTTCGTATCAGGTGGAGTAGCCCATGTACCGTCACCTCTCAGATACTGTGTTGCATTAGTTGTGGCAGGGGCAGGAACAAGACCGGAACCACCAGCGGCAGAACTTGTTGCACCTTTAAATGCACTATAAGTGGTATTGTTATCGTTACCCCATTGAGCGGTACCGTCAGAGCTCCAGCGCAGGATCTGTCCAGCAGAGCCGCCTGCCGGAATATGCTTGTTGCCAGAACTGGTAGGGTGAGAATAGTTGTTTGCACCGTTCGCAATGCCATCTAGTTTAGCTTTATAAGCAGCACTAAAGTCGTTTGTAGAAAGACCTTTACCATCAACTTTATCAACTTTGTCTGCCAGCTTTGCTTTAATTTTCTGCCAGAAATAAAGCAGGCCATCATAATCTAACCAAGCCATGTATTTCCTCCTTTATGTTGATAGAATTTTATCTATGTCTGAATTCGTTAAAGCCTCAATATACAAGGATGGGTCGCCTGTATTCACAACCAACTCGCCATTCTCATCCGTCATAACGGTGGTGATGCCCGTACCCTTGATGGATACAGAGCTTTGTTTTGCGCCATCTAGCGTGATTTTTGCCTTGCCGTTAAGCGCACTTTTATTTGCACCCAGCGAGAAATTGTTGTCGTTTAATAGTGTCCAGTTGCCACCCAAGTACGCATATAGCTTATCAGGCTTCAGATAATAGATTTTTTCGGCTAGAGGAGCCAATGGTAAGTCGCTCACAACCTCTAAATCGCTTCCGATTTTTACGTGAGCCGTAGCAGTATCTCGATAGGCGTTTCCGGTGTCAAGGCAGACAATAAGCTGTCCGTCGATCACTGGAGTCTTGTCGAGTTGAGATTGTGCAATCTCTAAAAGTGATAATTTTGACATCATGAAACTCCTTTTCGATAAAAATAACCCCACACTCCATTACAGAGTGCAGGGATTCATGTTAGATTGTTATGTCTCAGCGTTCGCGCCGGAATCATCAATAGCCTTCCAAGTTAGAGCCCCCTCGACGCTCTTGACGCGATTATCCATAGCAGTATTCAAGCCGTCCGCATAAGTTTTTGCAGCATCGCGAGCGGCATCCGCCTTTTTAGTAGCATCAGCAGCAGCGGCAGAAATTACTTCAGATTTCGCGGCAGTCAGTTCATCCTGAGACACTTTTGCATTCCAAGCCTTGCGCTCTTCAGCGGTAATATGCACCACAGTATCTTTGGAATGACCGTCTAGCTGATCCTGCACCTTCTTGATTTTTGCATCTGTTTCTACCTTAGTGTAAGCATCCGGTACAGCCACATACAGACCATCCTCTTCAATCGTGATAGAGTTGTTAGCTTTTGCGGACACGCGCACAGCAACACTGATTTTATTGTCGTCAGAAACGGTTACTGTTGCAGTAGAAGTTGCCACGCCGATGTAGATATCAATCAAAGAACCGACAGGAATCTTAATGACCTCGCCGGTGGTAATAGTCAGCTCGATCTCATGTGTCTCAGTATTATAAATACCGCTCTTCACCACCAGATCCTTGCCAAGAGCAATCGTCAGGGTGTCGCCGCCAAACACAGGCAGCTTAATAGTGCGAGTTTCTGCATCATAAGTAGGCTCATGAATAACACCGGTCAGAGTAGTAGTGACTGGTTCATCTCCTTTTGCCACACTCAACACACCAGCATTATAGGTGACGTCTGTAACGAACTTACCTTTAATACCTTCCACTGCTGCAACCTTGGCATTAACATAATCAGCGACAGCCTTAGTGGTCGGAATATCGTCATTGGTGGCATCCGCCGGGATCTGTGTAATGGTCTTTTTATTCAGCTGCACAAACTCCACGCCATTCCAAATATGCATGGTGTAGTCTGTCATGCGGAAATAAATAATGCCCTGAACCTGACCAGCTGCGGGCAGAGAAGACACCATTTTAGTGCTCTTAGTGTACTCAGTTGTACCCTTAAACAGTTGCAACGTATCGGTTGTAAAGTACAGTGTGTCCATGTCTTTTGGAGCGAGGGCATCGTACCGTGCTTTCGTACCATACGCAAATTTTACTTGTGCCATATTTTTCCTCCTTATTAGAATTCAGTCCATTTGAAATTTGTAGATTGAGTTTGAAAAGGCTCGACGAAGAACCGACCTGACTCCACGCTTTGCTGCACGACCCACGGTTCATATTTGTCGTCTTTGCCTCGTATCATTACGGTCTGACCTGCATAAGTCGCGTCATTCTGGTTGATTGCCTCATTTGCCGCCGGAATATTATCAAAACAAAGCGTCCGAGGCGCTACCTTTTGAATAGATAAGTCGTCCCGGACGTACATGAATTCTGATGTGTCTTTTGTGATAATAAGGTCTTTGCCATCAATCAACCCAAGCGCAATCGCGGCTTCTACGTCTTTTGCGTTACCGTAACCAAGCTTCGAGTATTTGTATGCCATTCTTTTCACCTCGCTTTAAACGATGGTTAGAATGGGACAACACGCATACTACCATCTTCAGTTTCCACAGTTTCAGTCGTAATCTTAATAGCGTTACCAATGGGTTTGCCCTCGGAGGTAAGCTGAATACGATGCTCTTCATCGTAAGTGATATTATCAGCCTTATTAGCCAGACTAGTGTTGAAGTGGTCAGTCATCGCCTTGTTCAGAGCCTCCAGTGCGATAATACGCTGATCCAGAGTGCTTAGTGCTTCATCGGGAATCAAATCAGACCACTTACTGATAGGAATAATATGTACAACGCCGGGGCCAGCCTTACGCACGCGCTGAATTGTCTGTCCTTCAGAGTCCATCTCGACATGAATAAAGGTCAGCTGGAACTCAATGTCGCCAGCCTCACTGGTCAGAACCGTATCAAACGGTAGAAGATACTCCAACCGGTTTTTATACAAGTCTTTTGACTTTTGTAGAATTTCAGTTTTATAGCGTTTGCTCACAGGCAAAACGTACTCCAGCATAACTTTATAGTCACTAATATCTACACCTTTGTAGGTCTGATCGACAAGAAAGTGCAAATTATCCACCAGCTTGCTTCTCTGCATGATACGCTCAGTCAGACTCGCTGTGATAGTGTTATCCTCGTTAATTAAAAAGGTATACATATCACACCTCCTTTCCGTTTACGATGTACAGGTAATCATCCAATGAGATTTTCTTGCCCTCAAGCAAGTTCTCCACAAATTTGTCCTGTACCATTCCATTCTTATAGAGTCTGTGCATACTCTCGACGAACTCAGTGAAAATCTTCTCCATCACAGTAGACCTCCTTGAATTAACGTCAACGTATAAGCATCAATAATGGCCTCAGGAGTTGTACCTCCCAAGGCCATGATTTGGTCATATTCGTATTTGTCAATCGGCTCAAGCGTTACAGTGTCATATTCCGGCGATGGAATCAGGTAATAGCCTTCAACGTGCCAGATATACTTGCCGTTGCTGCTGATAATACCCTGTGCGTCATCTTCGGTGCAATTCACCATGATATCGTGCTTGGGCTGATACTTTACAAACTGAAGGCGGTCAAGAGCATCGATCACTCGACCGTCTTTAAGTACCTTATAATACACTCTCAACACCTCCTTAAATGCTGAACATCACGGCTACTCCTAACTGCTCAGAGGGATAATGGAAGCCATACAACTCGCCAGTCTCCTCAATTGCATAGAAGTATCCGTCATAGGTCGCAAACGGGCTGCGCAGCCAATACTTTGTTGCCTTGCCCTCTGCGTTGTGCTTGATGCGTGATTCATTGCCGGTCATATAGCTGATTGTTTGACCTTCGTAAACGTAAGGCTCGTCAATCATCGAAGAGCTTACTTCAATCGCAGATGGAATGAAGAAATAACAATCCGAGGTCACAATTTCCTTGCTCTTATTTCCGGCAGAACTCGGCACTTTGACCTTCTTAATCAGCTGTTTCCAACCAATCGGTAAAGCATCAACCAGACGAGAATCAAGATACTCACGCAGAGAAGTGCTACCCCAACCGCCAGCATTATTTGCAGCAGAACTTAGCATCATATCCTGACCTAAAGTGTCTTTCTGCAAGAATGTCATGGAACAACGCTTATTAGAATTGTCGCTCAGGTAGTAGTTCTTAAAGCTTGCCACCTCAACGATCAAATCATTGTGTGTCCATGCGGCCAATTCGCGACAAGCAGCATCACCAATGTCTGCATACCAAAGTTTAGACCAATAAACCGTACCTTTAGCGTGGCGCTCGTAAGCACCATCGTCTGCTTTTGCACATCCAAATACCAGAGTGGCATTCGTCTTTGTGGAACGGGTACGAGTAATCTTTGTGTAATTCAGTGTAGAACCATAGATGTTAGAAGAATAGACATACAGTCCGTTATCACCCTTAATATGCCGGATAACAGTCATATCGCGAGAACCGGCAGCAACGCCATTTGCAGAGTCGATACCCCAAGTCATCTTGACGCCAGTTGAGTTCCACAGACGGATACCATTCATACCGTTTTGCTCAAAGCACTGCATCAAAACAGTGTTATTTGCATTTGTAACATCCATCTTGTAGTCAACAGCCAGCACAAAATCCCTGTCCTCTTCAAACAGTTTGAGGTCGGTATCAATGTAGTTCTTGCCATCAAACACCTGCGGCTTACTAATAAGAACCTTTTCAGTGATATCCTCATAAGAGAAGTCATTACCGAGTTTAATGGAAACTTCATCCTTTGGCGTGGCAACATTCTGCTCAACTCCAACCTTGTTCATCGCATAGATTTCAACAGGGCGAAGCTGACCAATCTCTTTACCATCGAAATAAGTAGAAGAATACTCGCAGCTATCATAAACAGCATTGATATCCTTATCGCCAGTGACGTAACCGCCCTTATCCCAGCCACTGAACAGGTAATACTTGAAAGCAGTTTCCTCAGAGGTATAAGTCGGAGTATCGCCATCATACAGCACCATAGAGCCATACGGAGCAACAGTTTCCTTCAGCATAGCGCCACGATTCATATAGCGGACAGTGTACTTACGCACAGATTCGGTATAAATTGCTGTGACGGTCTGATTGCTGAAAACAGTCGTAAACTCGGTGTCCCAGCCACTGAAAGTAAAATCTGTAGAAATTGTGCTCTCAGCAGTAGGTGTGGGAATCGGATTCTCCTTGCGGGTAACAGGGTCAACAGCTTTATCGCCCTTATCAATGTATTGGACATCCAACACCGTGCCATCCTTGTTCACGAACGTCCAGACAAACTGCTGAACAAGCGTGTTGTAAGTAATGTTCAAATCAGGCCATTGTGCTGTAAATTCCTCCAACTGACGCTCACGCATGATAGGCACATGAACGCTACCCTCAACGACAGAATGGTCAGTGTTATAGCCATTCTCATCCAGACCTGTCATCTTCAGCAGACGATCCAGCAGAGAAGTGTCATCCAACTGCCAATCAATACCAGTCAAACGCACACGACTCAAGTTCGTGCACTTAGCCAGCATATCAGTCAGGTCAATTGTCGGGCACTTCTCGACAGTCAGTGTGGTGATATTCTTATAATCTGTAACCTTCAGGTCGGTCAAATAATTCAGGTTCTTAGCACTCAAACTTGCGATCGCAGGCAATTCAGCTTTTCGAATCTTGCCGCCCTTAGCAAACGCGACACCGGTAATGCCAGAGCCGCCAGCATAGAACTCTTCCAGATTCGTACAGCCTGTCAGACTGATGGATTTCTTCAGATTCGGCACGTTCTGCAGATTCAAATGCTCAAGCAGTGTGTTGTTACCAACCGCGAAGTCAGTCATATTCGTATTCTTGTAGCCCTCGGCGGCAGAACCAATCTTCAGGTCAGTCAACTTTACGCCGTGGCTGAAATCAACATAGCCGGGGTAGAAACCAGAAATATCGCCAATGCTCTGGATAATAGAGGCGTTGTAAACATAAACCTCGGTATCATTCATGGCTGCAATCGGGCACTGAATCTCGTAAGTTTGACCGCGCTTACCACGCACCTTCACAGGGTTAGAACCATACCGCACAGAAACATAAGTATCTGCATAGGGGACAATATGGAAAGTGCCATCGGGTTTCACACCTGTCCAGTTGGTCGGAGTATAACCACGAATGGTCATATCGTCAGAGGTACAAGTAGCACCCGTATACTTAGATGCCATGTATTTTTCCTGATAACGCTGGAATTGACGTCTCTGGTGGCGTTTATTGCCGTGCATCATAGGCAGATAGTTAGTTGTGCCATTGTCCTCATAAGTACGGAAATATTTGCGCCGCATATCCATGATCCACAGCTTTTCAGGCTTTACGTCCTGATAGTCCTCGAACTTTTTCAAAATACGAGTAGCACTCCATGCCAAAGCACTCTCACGGTTCAGGAACATCTTTGCGAGGTCATCTGCAAATAGGTCACGAATCTTACACCACAGCTTAGAATCGTGTGCGTTAAACACGCTCTTTGTGCCGATAGTGTCCATATCTTCGTAGCCGTAACTCAGCGTTAGACCACCCTCGTTATCGTTGCCCATTGCAGTGTCGTTATCGTAGTCAAAACAGAAATCCCAGTGCACAAGGTCAGTCGTGTGCGGGAATACGTTCTTTGCACGGTTATCGACCATGGTATGACGCTCGGTAAACAGATAGTGGAACAGGGTAGAATCCTTAACAAAATAATTCTCAAAATTCTTCTTGAATTCGGCATCATCTGCATTCACAACCCAGTTCTGTACGCGAATCCACGCATTTTTAGCTGCCTGAATCTCTTCATCAGTACAATTCTTATTGATGTAACGGAACTCAAAGCTGTGGTCACCATCCCAAGTTTCCTCAGAGAAGTCGCCGCTCAGGAAACGGGTCTGTGCATCGGTGTTATTATCAATCTCAATGATAACTTCCTTGTGGTTGTTCGGGTCCATACCCATCGTGTCGCTATTCTTCTTGGAATTGCCAAAATCACCACAAGCATAGAAATGCCACTGACCATCCTTGAAGACAGTTGCGTTTGTGGTGTCGGTCTCCTGAATAAACACAACACAGGGGTAGAATGCCATGGTGTCGCGCACCTTCGGGTTGTCCTTGCGAGCTTGACGAATGTACGGGTTGAACTCGTTAAACTCGTCTGCCAGCAGAGCATTGTTTGCATTCTCAGAAGAGGCAACATTGACTTTGATGTTAAAATACTTCTCACCAACGCTGTTTTCTGTAAATGCATACTTGCTGCCAGTGCTCTCATCACCAAAGGTGAAACCACCAGAGCAGTTGATATCAATATTACGACCAGATTCACCATATGCGTTAGAGCTGGTGCCCTGTCCCTTGTGGGAGCCAGTAGCAGTCCAGTTATCTTCCACAGCGCGGCCATTCTTATAAATGTGCTGAATAGTCGTGTTCGGAACTTCGTTCTTTTTGCCAGTCGTAAAGGTCGGAGCAGAGATCTTGATAATGCGCAGGTCTGGACACTTCTCGGCCAGTAGGTCAGGATTCAGCTCGCCACTCACATCCGTAATATCATTGCGGGTGTAGCGCTCAATCATTTCCTCTGCATTCTTTGCGTCTGCAATAAAGTTGTCGAGGATCTCGTCGTCCGTCAGGTTCATCATGTAGGACTTCATACGGTAAACCTGTACGTCACAATCAGGAGAACCAATCGTAATGCCTACCGGAGAAGCCTGTGTAAAGTTGTCGCTTGCGTCATACAGCTCAACACGACAGGGAATACCATCCAGCCATAGAACCATTTCTCTGTACTGACTGTCTGGCAGAATATTAAATTCAAATTCCATAAAGTCGTCTTCACAAGTCGGTAGGGAAATACTGTTCTGCTCACTGGTCAATGTGACCTTCTGCGCCTGAATATTCAAACCGATACCACCGTTCAAGCAGGTCAGCGCCGTAGCATCGTAGTTCTTGACATTCGTAGTCTTAAACACGAGCTTGAAATTCTTGCCTAACTTCTTTGCGTCATCACCAAACAGCTTGTAGCTGATATTTGCAGTTGTACCAGCCTTCACACAGAAGTATGTATCGCCATCTTCGTCCAGCTGATAACCACCGTTAGACCAGTCAAAATTATCGCTTACGGTCAGTCTTGTATTGCCATCAGACCACAAACGGGTCTCGTCAGCGTTAGTCTTACCAGCAGGATTGAAATCAAAAGCCAGATTTGTCTTAACGGGCTCAATCGTAATACCAAGCTCTTTAATCTCGACACTAATCTCCTTGCTTACGGAGCCACATACGATCTTCAGGACATGAGTGCCAATATCAGCGGATTTCCATGTCCATGTCTGCATGGTACGTCCGACAGTCAGAGTGGCAGTCTTAGCGCCGTCAACCTCCAGTGTTACAGTGGTTGTAGAGCTGGAAGGGTCATAAACGGTATAGTTAATTGCAACGTTGCTATATTGCTTTGCACTTGCCGTCTTTGTAGCGCAACTAATGATAGGAGTCGTGTTACCTTCAGTTGCCCACATGATATCTTTGACAACCTTATTACTGGTGACCTGTTTTCCATTGATTTCAGCAGTCATGGAAACTTCCACCAAATGTGCGCCGTGGGTCTGTGCAGGAATAGCATAAGTCAGCTGTCTGCCTGTAACGCTACTTGTGGTAGAACCAAGAATCTTTCCATCAATCGTAAAGTTGATGGTTTTTGCGATATTGCCATACGGAGTGTAGCGGAAGGTTACCTCTCCACTATAAACCAGCGTATCATCAAAAGAACTCTCCAGATAGAACTCAACGACATTGACAGTCCAAGTCTTTGTGCCAACACTGCCCACACTATCGGTCACCTGTAGCTTAATAGTATTGTCACCGCTATGCAGATACTGTGTTGCGTCAAAGCTATTTTTGCCCTGAATAACAGTCTGTGTACTAACTTTTGTGTTGCCGACATACCAGATACCAGTAGCAGAACCAGTGTCATCGCCAGAATTGTCCACGGAAGAGAACTTGAAATTGATAACTGCTTGGTCACCAGCAATAACAGTCAGAGCAGAGCCATCCAGACGCTCAATCTTGATAACACTTGTACTGCCGCCAGTACCGCCGCCACCGCCACCTTGGATAACAACCTGTGTTTTCACAGTGCCATTTTCCAACAGGCTCAGCTTTGAATCCTCGTAAGTAATATCATACTCACGCCCAGAATTCGGGTCTGGCTTCACGTTTTTCAACTGCTCCTGAATATTAGAAATATCACTATTGATAGTGTCAATGCTATTCTGTAAACCGGAAGCAGTGTTTTTTACCACGGTCAAATCATTTGCCACGGTCTCAACGCTGGTCTTTTCAGCTTTTGCTTCTAACAGCTTGTCAGTTGCCTGTTTGTTGTAATAATCACTCTGCAACGTCTCTGGCAGATTGCCAACACTATTCTGCAAAGCCTGTACGGCAGCATCATTGCTTGTCTTATACTCGGTCAGTTCGGTCTTAACAGGCGCAATCTTTTCGTCGATTTTTGCTTCAACGGTTTTATTAAAGGCGGTCACCCAACCGGCACTCGGATCAGTATTCAGTGTAATGGTTTTGATAACTTTTTCGCCATTTAGGAACTTGATTGTCTGTGTTTCAGCATCATACTGCACATCAAACTTTGCCAGACCGTCAACCTTGGCGATATCATCCCGAAGCAGAGTAACAAAACCGTCAACCTCTTCCTTAGTGTAATAGTTTGCCAGTGTGTCGGCCAGACCATCTACGACAGCCTGTGCTTCTTGTGCGCTCTGTGCGGCCTGAGTTGCAGCAGTCTGTGCCTCACCAACCTTCTGGCTCATCGTAGCTAAGAACTGAGTATACCAGTCATCGCCGGTCGGATCGGTCATTGCGGTGCCGGTAAGCGCTTTCAAAACATTTAGCTTTTCGTTCGGCTTTGTACGCCATAGATAATTCTTCGATTCACCGCTGTTCGGTACAGTAATTGCACCAGTCGCCATAATTTCAAACTTTAGCACACCCTCTTTGATGGTGGCATAGTTGCTGACCATCCAGTAAAACCGGATCTTATCAGTACTATAGCTCACGTTGATAGGTGCGGTATAGTTCTCAGCATTATTAGCGTTAACATAGTGGATCTGAATCGTCATGCTCATCAGGTCAACACCATCATAATAACGCGGCATCTCAAACGGAATAACCTGACTGTTGTTTTCCTGTGTGATATTTACCTGAGTCGGACTCAGTGTGATTTCTTTATTGGTATCAACCGTAGAAAAATCATTGTCCGAGAAGGTATCAAACCACGTATAGTTGCCACTTCTGGTGAAATTCTGGTCTTCCACAGAGAAGGTTGCCACATCCTCATCACAATCAACTACTGGACGAGCATCTTCTATGGAAGCCTCCATCGTCATTGCGGGGCTTGCAGCGACCATACGTTTGGATTCTTCAAATGATAATGCCATCTACTCACTCCTCTCATTAAGTATCTTTCTTATTATCGATATATTTTTCTTTGAGGACATTCTCATAAGTGATATAGGGATAATACGGGTAATAGCGGCTCAATGTAACATTCATTGTGCCTTCTCCAATGTTTTTATCTATCTTTTTAATAATCCACTCAACTGCAATATCAGACTTCAGGTACTTCGCTGCGTATTTTACCTTTTCATTTACGTCAAGCCACGGAATCATGTGCATACTCAATGTGATGGAATCCGTCAGCCGACAATTTTTCCATAGCGTGTATTTGCATACCGTCATGGCTGATTCATCCGAGGTATATCCGTCAAACTCACTACCCGAGCACACAAGGTTTCTTCGCCCGATTTTATCAATCGTCAACCGACTATTGTACAAGTCATCAATGCGGTTTGGGTCATTTACGACAACGTACTCAAGGTTGTCACATGCCTCCGCAATCTTGTCTGCCTCAATTTGTTTTACGGTCGGCATTGCATCCACAAACTTCGTCATAGCATGAGACTGAGACTGACCAATAAAATAGACCCGGCTCTCAATAAGAAGAGCAGGGTCTGATATCTGGATTTCTGTATTCGTTGCTGGATTATACTTCACATACACGGTGTCATAATTTTTTGTGGATGGATTATAGATTTGTTTCGGGTAATAGCGCACTTGTGGATCACGCTGTTCTTTTTCGTATTTGCCTGTAAGTGCGTTGAACTTATATGTGAATGCACCATCAGTTGCCTGATTTAACCAGTGCTCACCATATTTTATGACGTAATAACGCCCTTTCTTTAGTAAAGAAGTGTCTTCTGGCTCATCCTCTCCTTTTTCGTTGGTAACAGCCTTAAACAACATCATAGGTCCATACACTGCGCATGTCGTTTCCCGATATTGTCCTTCTCCACTCGGATTCGATTTAATTGTCGTAACAAGGTTCTCAACACAGATCCTTGCATTTATCGCAATATCTTCTGGGCAAATAAACGAAAATCTTGTACCGTCCTGAATACTTGCCTGTTTTAATTTTAGCAATAAAATAGACGCGCCTGTATCATTTGGGTTCATGTTGTAGCTCATATTCAATTTATTATCTCTGAGCAGCGTAACAATATCATTCCATTCGCTTGTTCCTTTTCTACAATACACGACCTCGCCAGTACCTTCAGGATCATTTTTTTCAAGTTTATCCTTACAGAAGTAGTCGCTTGAGTTTGATGCACCCCATACCTCTACACAGTTATGGATCTGACTGTAATCAACGCTGGCATCTTCGCTAATAACCATACTCTTAAATGTATCCTCGTCCAGAACAACGGGGTCGTCGTAGCCAGACGGAATTTCTTTGCACACAAAAGTATCGTCGTCAAAATACATCTCAAAAGGGAAGTGGAGGTCTCTCAACTCCGTCAAAATGTTCCAGATGGTCGTGCCAGTATTATATTCTAGGTCGTGCGGAATTCGCCGCACCCAGTAATCTACCATACTCTTTGTCAGCCCTGAAAGTTCAAATGTCTCCTTAATGGAATCGCGAACATAGTGCGGTTTCTTTTTGTCATCTTCGTAATAGTTAACCCCATCCTTAACCACGAGCTTGCGGTCATACATCGGAATGCGCGTTGCGTATCCGGTCAGTGTTCCACCAAGCGTACCGTCAAGCAAACAGGTCATATCAAGGCAAGAAAGGCTCAGTTTGTTTGTTGTGGCATCATAACTGTATCCGTTTTGCTGTATCGCATATACGCCAGCGCCATACCAGTGCACGCCATCTGTGTCCACAAAGTTCGTGCCGGTTCGGATTTCAGCCTCACCAGAGTATAAAGCGTGATAGAAGTTATATATCTGAGTTAAACCATCTTTCAATTCCCATATCGTTCCTTGAATATCGTGCATTGAATAGCCAACAAATACACTTGTGTCATGGAAATATTTATCAAGCTCTTCTTTGGTACAGCCAGCAATCGCTGCAACATCGGCTGCAGATAATATCCTTCCTGCTGCGATACCACCCTCTACAGCAGCAATCATATTTTTTACACGTATTGTTTTCCCATAAATCGTACAGTCAACACCAAAACTATCAAGTTCAAGTATTTTACTTTGTAAAGTTGAACCATCTCTTTGAACTGCATCACAAGCTGCATTGAAAATCACTTCAATATAAGACCTGATATCTGCATTCAGCAGCGGAATAACAACATCTCCTCCGCCTATCAGTAGTGGAGTGTATGCAATCTCATACGTCTTGCCATTTGTTGTATAACCATCTGAAGATGCAACAACGGTCGAATATGTTCCAACATCTCCTTGCTCTTTCACAAAAGATGCATATTTCTTTTTATTTTCATCTGTCCAAATAATACGCTTACGGTTTATATTTTCGATATTGCCATACTGTTCATAACCGCCAACCTTATATCTCCACTTTGCTTGCCTTAACTCTGTGTCCTTTTCTTTGTATATCGCACTATTTTTGATTTTTGCATCGATCTCTTCTTCTGGTATTCTTACCGCGTCCGCCCCAACAAGCGGCATACTTGTTGGAGCTTTCATACCAATCTGTAAGCGCAGCATCTTGCTCGTCCACTCCTCTGTGGAGAACTGAGAAATAGAGAATCCACTCTTCGGGAAGATATCAAGATTAAAAGTGCGCCGTGTATCTGAGTCTGCGTCAATCGAGTTAGAACCACTTAACGCAAGTCCTTCGATCGTATCAATAATCTGGTAGTCCTTATTCAGCAGTTCAATACGACAGTATAATCTTTTTGACCGGCTTTTCAGTAAGGCCAGATCTTCTTCTGTAGGTAAGTAAGTCATGGCCCACCTCCTTAAATCAACCCAGCGTTCTTCATATTGTCGCCGTTATTCAAATCGCCAGTCTCTACAAAATCAAACGAGATTTCTACCTTATCTGGGTGATCGTCGTCTGAGTAAGAAACGTTTCCATTTACGTTCATCAGCCATGCGCGGCCATCATACATCTTCAATACTTTTGGCTTTTTGTTCGTTAGCCAATTGATAAAAGTCTCCCGATAGTCAATAGACCCATCAAAATCAAACGCATCATTGGCACGATCCCACTTGATAATAACACCAGAGAAGTTGCCGCTATAATAATTTGCCTCACTACCATAAAATACGATGGGATACTTGCTTCCCAAGGTCGTCTCCACAGACGCTTCTTGATTGCGTGTAATATTCGTGACGGCTGGCTCAAGACCAACATAATATGATATGTCTTTGTCCATTAGCCATGCTCCGTCAAAATCGCTTACGGCACTTGTAGATGTGTACACTTGTTCAATTTCATCCACAACAGGAACTGCCATATACTGGTACTTCGTTTTTCTGCCACGTGCGAATTTGTCATAGCATACAATCAAAATAGGCTCAACGGAACTTTTGATTTTCTTTTCATAAATCGTAATCCAGTCGTACTTGCCAACCTCTCTACGTTTTACGCGAATAGAATCAAAATTATTAGGCTCGTCTGCGCTTTTTGTAACAGTGAGCTTGATTCTACCTTCTCTTTTTTCATTCTCTGCCACAATTTCAAGTTTCTGCAGTTGTCCGTCATACTCAATTCTGAATACGCAAAAATCCGTGTCCAGAACATATCCATTTACAGTTTCTCCAACCGCTCGCACATAGTACACCTTATTATTATCAAGGCTTTCTACATTGAACGCATGTGAAATAGAGCCGTGATATATCTCCTCATGTAGTAAAGTCTTGTCTGAATCATAAAGCTGATATTTATAAAGATTCAGTGTCTCGCCCTCTTCTTCGATGTTTTTATACTCGACATTAAAAGAAAAAGCAGGGAAGGGAATCGTCTTTTCAGCGCGTGCTTCCACATCAACAAACGTTAACACCGGTTTTTCATGGCAATAAAAAAGAACGGCATCGCTAAAATCGCTTTTCTTGCCGCTCTGATTTGTTACTGCAATTTTAAGATAGTAGGGGAGTAGTCTGTTATGTACAAGGTTCGCTGGCAGCATAAACATACGCACAGAAGATGAACCACTGGTTTTCACTGTCTGGTCAACAATAATATTGCCGGAGGCGTTGTCATAGATAATATACTCCACTTCATTGATCGTGTCATCGTAACATGTGTACCGCACGATATTTTCCCGTGTAGCGTCTATCACAGAAAATTTTGAAATTATCGGTTTCGCCAATTTAACACCTCCTTATTTTACGCCATATATCTCACATGGAATAATCAAATCGTTATTTGTTGTAATGGCCGTCTCACCAGAGCTTTGTGCGTCAAAGAATGTAATTTCAGTGCAATATTTATTATTCTTTTCATATGCTTTTACATAGAACGGACGGAAAGCGCTTTTTATACTTGCGTCAGAATTGTATGATACACTTGAAGTAGAATTGTCGCCAGCGCTCAAATCATAAATCATACACAGCTTCGGCGTATTCATAGTGACGCAATGATATTCTGCACCACTCCATTCACCTGCGACTGGTTTCGACACAATAACAGAAACTTTACTCAAATATTCGAGCACCCGTTTTGTTGCAGCATTCTCTGGATCAATCTCAACAACTTCTCTCTCTTTGTAGCCACGGAAGATAAAAATATATACTGAATAATCGCTGTCCGCTTCAAAAGTCAACTTATTCTCTTCACCAACAGCAGAGTATGCATCTTTTGAATCGTTCTTCCATAATAGCTGGAAAATCTGCCCCGCCTTCAACTTGTCCACAGTAATAGTATCAGTGGTGATTTTATCCCCAGAAACTTGCGTAAGGCTGTTGTTTACAGAGGTGGAATCAAGCGCCACTTTACCATTTTTGTCAACAGATATAGCACCAGTCAAGTTAAGCTTTGTCGCCTTGATTTTTACAGTATTTATACTCTGGTTTATCAAAGTAGCAATGTTTTTTCCAGTATAATCTGTCTTAGCCACCTTTGAATCAATGCTTTCAGTTGCTGTTTTGATGTGCTCTTCGAGCTTTTTATTTGCGTTCAGTTCTGCAGCATCCGCATACTTTTGAGCTTCAGTTTTTGTGGCACACAGTACGATAGCATTCTCGTTTTTTGAAATTCTAGATTCTGTCAGCGAAATTCTTGTATTTAGCCCGCTCATGTCCTCGTTGTATTTTTTAGTGGTTACGCGGGCTTCAATCTGCTGCTTTGTAATCTCCAAATCAGAATTATATTCCGTTTTAAAGCTTACAAGGTCACCATCTATTTTTCCAGCAGCATCCAGTGCCTCGTTTGCTTTTGTATCATCCGTGTATTTTAGCGCCACAGCCCAGTCAGTCCGACTAAAGCTTTCAGTTGTAGGACGCGCTGTCTGACATACAAGAACTTTATTATCACCAGAACTACTTGCCCAGATATCACCACGGCTATATGGGGTTGAAGGCGTTGCGAAAAAAACACGTCTTGATCCATTTGCTGTATCGTTTTCAAGGCTCGCAGCTCTCAAAACTTTCAATAAATTCTTGTCACTAAGAGTCTCCCATATAAAAGTGTCCGTCCACCTATACGCATCATCAGCCTTCATGTCATAATAAAGGTCGCCAATGTGCACTCTCTTTGCATCCTCCGTTACCCAATTTACTGTCGGAGCCGTATCAATAGATGGTACACCACTGTAGAACCATAAACTGAGTTGTCCGTCTCCCTGATCTTTCAGCGTTAAAAATTCACTGACATCCGTGTATTTAACAATAGTGTCAGCAAAATCTGTATCAATAATGGACAGCTGACTGCCAACCACGTTGACTTTGCTGTCCACTGTTTTCATTGTGCCAATATTATCGGGGGAACATACCAGTCGCTTCATATCACCCTGCAATGCAGTCACAACCACACTCTGTCCAACCGTGTAAATCTGGTCAGAGGTAATGTTATACTGGCTTCCAAACACGGATATTGTGTATGTATTCCCACTCACCGCAGTTACCACGCCAGTCTGCGATTTGTCAAATCTTGCGTCATTGAGTTTCTTTTCAATCGTGTCTACGATGACTTTGCTCAACACGTCGATTGCATCTTGACTATTTTGTGACATCTCGTCCCTCCTTTATAAATGTATACTCGATCTCAACCTACCCAACCCACCCTGAGCCAAGTATACTTCGTATTTATTTTTGCTTATTGTACTGCTTAACGTCTATTCAGTTCCTGTACAACCTTGTTCGGCAGACGATTTACCAGCTCACGAGCCAGTGCATCGCTATCACCAACGGGATTGTTCACATTCACATCACCAATAGACAGGGAAATACCACCAGCGTCACGGCTTTGCACCATAGAAGCAGAACTATGTTTTGCCAATTGATCGCTGAACCACTTGTCTGGATTGCCGCCCATCTCAAACAGGCGAGAGGTAATATCCGCAGGAACCACACCGTCACCAGTTTCAAGATATGTATAACGTCCAGAAGCAGGCTTACGGACAATAAGTTCTGAACCTCTTTCGTCAACGTTTGCAAAATGATTCGTTTTAGAAGATTTAAGACCATTCGCGTGACGACCAAAAAAGAAACCAGCAAAACCTCCTAAAAGAGTACCAATCAATGCTCCTGCTGGTCCACCTATTGCCATACCCGCAGCTGCGCCCAGACCAGCACCAGTAAGAGTTGTAGCAACCGTTTTGACTGTTTTATCTTCATTGGCAGTTGCGTCATTCTTTTTGTCTGTTTCGTCAGTTGCTTTATTCTCTTCTTTAGATACGATCTGTGTAGCGTTAATTGTGAGATTTGTTGCGCTGTGTTTGGTGTTTTCTGCAGTTTCAGAGCTACTATCTGCTGTATCCTTGGTGTTCTCAGCAGTCTTTTTACTCTTGCCAGAGATATCCTTGCACAGATTTACAATTGCACCAATCGGGCTAATATCCCAGAAGAAGGTAGCGACAGACTTTATTGCTTTTTTGCCAAAGCCATCTTCTTTGTTAGACCAGATTTCTTTTTGATGTTTGAAATTTTTCGCAGCACCGTAAATACCAAGACCAGCCGCTGCAGCGATCGGAATTGCGTAAGGTCCAGCCGCAGCCAAGGCGCTTCCAGCTGTACCAATAAGTTTTCCAGCACCAGCAAGCAACTTACCTCCGCCACTAAGTAATGTAGTTCCAACCTTACCAATCCCGCCAAGAATCGTGGAACCAATTTTACTCTTACTAATAGCATTACCGATAGCCTTAAATCCATTCACAAACGTGGAAATGATACCGCCGCCAGAACCGGAACCGTTAAATAGGCTCTGAGCGCCACCTTTAATTTTCTCCCAGATGCCACTAAATGTTTTAATAAGTCCGTTTCCTGAAGTCTGAACTTTACTCCTTAAGACGTTGAAGAAATTCTCGACTACATTAGCGGACTCACCAGTCGCTTCTTCGCCACCCTTATTGAAGAATCCTTTTATGGTATTCCACAGACCTTTTGTACCGAGATCTTTGTACTCGCCAGTTTTAAGCATGGAATACAGGTTATTTACCTTCGTGAGCGTATTGATGAGAGACTCAAGGTTTGCAATCAAATTCTGGATGCTTGTAATCGCGCTGCCGGTATTCAGGCTTGCAATAATCTTATTGTGATAACTGTCTAATGAGCCCTCCATCTGCGTGAGAGTCATCTTCTGAATCTGTGCGGTGTACTCAAGCTCCTTCTGGTAATCCTTCCAGCTCTTGCCGATATCATCCATGACCTCAGACAACTTGTCCTTGAACTCATTGTACTTCTTGATTTGGTCATCAATAGCTTTTTCGGCGTCCTTCTTATTCCACTCGCGCTGCTTGTCAGCAAGGTCTTCGCGTGCAGTACGCACATCTTCGGCGTTTGCCTGCCACTCGTAGCCATTCTCAGTGTACACACGGGTCGTGCGCTGTTGCTGGGCGCGGGCGAGAGCATCTTGTGCCTTGGAAAGTTCAATAGCGCGTTCGGTAGCTTCGTTGTTTTCTTCCAAAGCTTCCTTCTGCTTATTCAGAGCTTTAATCCGCTTGTCGATGACTTTGCCCATAGCATCGCCCCAAATTTTGAGATCGTTGTTGGACTTGTCATTTAAAGTGGAGAGAAGGGAAAGGAAAGAGGACAGAACAGCTTTTGCATCGGATAGAGCGGACTTGAATTCCTCAATTACCTTTTCGACGCCATCCCAGTGCTTTTTCAGTTTTGTTGTAACCTGTGCGTCGGTCTCTTGAACTTCGAGAAGAGCCTTTTCCAAAGCGTCATCAAGTTCCTTTTGAACCTCGGCTTTTTGCTTGAGAGCTTCGTCTTCTGATAGATCCTTGTTAGAATCAATGGCAGACATTTTCTTTGTATATTGTGCTAAGACTTTCTGATACGTTGCAGTCTTCTTTGCAAGCTTCACATATTCTTCATGGGTTGGTTCACGCACATCATCAATCATTGCCTGAACTTGAATACCAATCGGACTACCTTCAAACTCTTTTGCAAACGCACTCAGTTTATCAACGTAACTTTGGCGAAGTGCCTTTACGTCAATTTTAGCGTTTCCGTCCTCATCATAAGTAAGTAGATTAGAGAATTCTTCAGGAAGTTCCTGCAGCTTCTGCATAGTATCCTGTGTCAGCTGGCCTGTAGTATTCCACTCGTCCATCGCATCTTTTAGCGTGCTCCAATTAGTTTGGTATTTGTCCAACTCGGTATTTACACGCTCAAGGTCAGTTCCAAGACCAACAAGATAATCACTAACAGAAATTTTGCCGCTTTCAATATTTGCCTTATCAGAACTTAACGAGTTTGCAAGTGCAGTAGCCGCTGCCCCGCCGGTTTCGTTTGCGGCTTTTATGCGCTTATCCAATTCATCAAGAGTTGCTTTCTTAAATGCCTCGGTGTTAAGATTGATGTTTCCGTTTTTGTCAACGAGATTATCCATCAAATCCTTGTTATCACTAAAGAACTTGCTCAGTTGCAAGATAGACTCTATCTTACTTTCTGTTGCATCAAGGTCACCAACACCGAATTGACTATTCTTGATTTTCTGCTGAATATCATACAGCCCAGAAAATGCGGATTTTATAGCGTCCGTCTTTTCCTTGGCTTCATCCATCGCGGTGCCGTAGCCCTTGATAGCGTCAGTCAACTGCTCAAAAGAGATGGTTTCGGAATCGACACTAGAGTTCAACCAGTCGAGAATCTTCTTCATCTCGCCAGCAGACTTGCCACCATCATTAGCCGCATTCGCTTCCTCAAGCTGCGCTCTGACAAAAGTGCGGAATTTTGCGGTGTTAAGCTCAAGTTTTCCATTTTGCTCAGTTAAGCAAGCAGTAAACTTATCATCAACACCGATTAACGACTTCATGGTGTCTGCACTAATATAGCCATACTGGTTATATTCTTTCATCGCTTTTGTTAACGTATCAAAAGCAGATGACAGGTCAGCAACAGATTTAGAAGTTGTACTAGATGATTTTCCAGCATTTTTAGAAGATGAGCCAAATCCATTCAACTGATTTGTTAATGCTCGCCCACCCTTTAAAGCGGCATTCATATTAGTGTACAGCAAAGAAAGCTGAGTATTTGTGCGAGTCGTGATTTCCTCTAGTTTTGCAGGATCTACGCCGCGTTCGCCGGCCTTCTCTACTTCGTTTGCAAACTCCTGAGCTGCACTGTATGTCGCAGTAGCCGCAGTAGCATTTTTCAAGGCAGGAAGAAGATTTTCCAGAGCAGTCTTTTCAGCCTCTGTTTTCTCTTTTAAATCATCAGTGCTTTCAGCCGTGTCATCGGCAGTAAGATTTGCGACCTCATGTTGTGCGTTAGACAGAATTGTGGCGGCAGCTTCTGCGTATTCAGCAGCAAGTAACTCGGCATAACTCTGTTTATTTATCTGGAGCTTACCATTAACAAGCTCAAGACAATTCAAATACTCGGTGTTCATCGTCAGTAAAGACTGAAGAGAATCGAGACTCATGTAGCCATACTGATTGTACTCTTCCATTGCACTGGTAGAAGCTTTATACGCAGACTGGATTTCATCCATTTTGGAAGAAATATCTTCCATCTTCTGTGCGCCAGCAGCCAATGCGTCAACACCATTTGCTGAAGATTGAGCTACAATACCAACTTGAACAAGTGCTTGAATAAACGCATTCACACCGTTTGTGTCAGCAGAGAAGTCCATGTCAGTCAGAGCTTTACGAAGATTTGCGAGAGCTTGCGCTTGCTCGTCTGATAATCCTTCGTTTGTGCCCCATAAGAGCTCGTTTAACTTACTTGCATCAAATCCATCAATCGTATTTTCCAGAGTTTGAATAGCAGAATTTACCTTGTCAAAAGTAAAACTGACGTCCATACTGTTGTTATTGTCATTCTGCCAAAAATCAACAGCTTGAAGCTTTCTACGAGCATTCGTGTTATTATTGATGGCATCAGTAGAATCATTATAAGAATCTACATCGTCACGCAAAGCGTTTTGCTCATCAAGTAAGAATTGGTAGAGGCTATGGTACGTCCCACCAGCCGCTCGCTCGGCTTCGGTAGTATTGTCAATAATATACTTTAAGGCTTTACCAACCTCGTTGTAATAGTCAACAATAGAATCCGCATCATTTAACTTGTCAGGCCCATAACCACCGAACTTGTTAAAGACATCAATGCCAGCATTTTTAATCTGGTCGCCAATATCCATTTCAGGAGCCGACCAAACAGTAAGGTAATGCGTCCGATTATTTTTCTTGGCTGTATCAACAAGCTTGTCGCCTTGAGCGTCTTTGTTTTGGGCCAACTCATAACGAGATGCCTCCAACTGCTCCGCTGTAATATCCTGAAGCAACCCAAGCTGTTCCTCATACTTGCCGTTTTGAAGGTCAAGTTTACCAAGTTTGTTTTCATCAAGCGTTCCTTGTTCTTTCGCAAGATCAAGAATCTCTGCCTGAATATCTTTTGCTTGGTCAAAGTCCTCGGTATCCCAACCAGACTTATCGCCAAGTTCTTCATATGCACTAACCAAATCCTTTAAAGAGGAAGTGGTGCTCTGCGCAGCATCGGCGGCTTCCTTGGATTTCGTGGCCGCAGTGTCAATACGCTGAGAATATTCAACAAATTTCTTTGTTATCCACGACAGTGCAAAACCAATGCCAGCGCTTAATGCGGCATTAAGTAAAATAGCTCGTGCTCGAAGCAACAACATACTGAGCGACAACTTGTTCGTTGCACCCTCGGCTCCCTCTGCTTGAACTTTACTTTGGATTAAAGCTGTGGTAAGATTACTAAGAGAAGGCCTTGCTCCGTTTGCCGCTTCTTTACACTGATTGTAAACTGCAACTAAACGCAAAAATTTCTTGATTATTGTGTCCCAAATGCTAGATGTCGTATCTGTTCCATTAGTAGAAAAGAAAGTTAATACCAATCTACTTTTATGAGGAGAAAGTTATGAAAAAGATAGGATACTGTCATTGGTGTAACAAATATGCCGATTTAAATTATGGCTTTTGCCCGTTTTGCTCAAGTCAACTGATATCAATTAGTGCATGGAATAAAATGACCAACAAAGAAAGAGAAGATTGGTTAAATAGAAATCCTAGACACAACCCTCCTAAAAAAATGTGGGGTGTTAATCTTGACTCCGCAGAAAAGGAAAACAAACAAGCTCGTGCTGAACTCGCTCAAGAAGAAGCTCGCAAACAATACATACCCAGATGTCCAACTTGCGGATGCCCTGACGTAGAACGTGTTGGCTTCGGAGAAAAAATTGTGGATACGGCTGTATGGGGCTTTCTGGCGAGAAAACCTAAATGCCAATTTAGATGTAAAAACTGCGGATATGAATGGTGATGAATTATGTCTCTTATTATTGCAATCCCTACTAAGCAGGGGATCTTCGTGTCAGGCGATTATAGACGAGAATCTAAATATACCGACAGAGACTCAAACGAAGTCATGTACACCACTCATTCTGATTTTGAGCAAAAGGTTTTCCGAACTAACAATGGTCATGCAATAGCTCTTGCTGGAAATGCAAAGTTAAACGATGGAACTTCGACTAATGATACTGTTTACAAGCTTGTTAAGAGTATCAATCGCCGCAAACTAACCATCAAACAAGAAATCGAGCTTGTAAAGAAAGACATCTCAGCTAAAACAGGAGATAATCCTGTTGCACTTCTTATCGCTGGCTACGAGAATGGAAAACAAGTCATCTTGAAAACAGATACAAGAGAGAATAGTATTCAGGACGTTTCAAACGAAGACATTGCTGTCATCGGTGTGATGGGTGTCGCAGAAAGACTCATTCGCATAGTACCGCCGAGAGATACACTTTGCGAAATCGATGTTGTTGAGTACATCAAGTTTCTGAATAGAACGGTCGCAAAAATGCTGGAATTCTCGGACTATAACCCAATGGTAAGTGAAGACTGTGACGTTCTAGTTATCACAGAGGATAACGCCCGATGGAAAACCTCACTCAGAAGACTCGACTCTCTTAGGTAGTGGACCGTAATCAGCGTAAATTACGATTGTCCCATCTTTTTTTAGGCATGATATCCCAAAATGCGGAACGACTTCTTCGATATCTGGAAGTTGAGCCGCAAATGCTTCAATTTCTTCAAGAGTTGAAAGAGGTTTTCGCTCAAAAGTAGTAGTATCATTCATATGAAAAAACCTCCCAAGAGAGCAAGCTGAAATTGAGGCAGCAAAACCTAAGTATGTTCCCAAATGCCCTATCTGCGGTTCACCAGATATAGAAAAGATCGGAACTGCTTCTAAAGTCTTAGATGTAGCATTCTGGGGCTTTGCCAGTGGAAAAGTAAAGAAAACTTTCCATTGTAAGAATTGTGGGTATGAGTGGTAAAAGAAAAGCCCTGCCACACAAAGTAGCAGGGTAGTGGTCGTATTCATTTTAACGCAGAACGTATTTTGCAGTTTCGGAATCCAGATTGTCGTACATGAACTCGAATCGTTTTACGTGAGACATTGGAATACACATTGCAGTATCATCGTTCAAATTATCAACAGCAGCATCCATTTCTTTTCCAACCGGTTCCGATGCCGTTGCGTGATAAGTTAAAACGATGTAATCGTTATCTACACTCTCGATTGTACCGTAAATATAGGAACCATCATCCATGTAAAGTCTTGCATCGGTTTGCCCATGGAAGTCGATGTGTCTTGTCCAAATATTATCGCCAGTATCATATCCAAGATGTTTACCAAACCACTTACGCACTGGAATCGAATTCTTAGCTTTATAAAACACAGAAGCCCCAACAAGACCAACAAACACATACACGATAACGATAGGAAAACCAATAATTACCCATCTGCCAAGTAAATGGTCTATGTAATCGACACAATACTTAATAGTGAATCCAAAGGCAATACTAAGCGCAAGAAAACCTTGATATTCAATTTTCTTTATGGATAATTTTGTGTAGAACCAAACACACAAAGCCCCCGGAACAAACACGTTAAATAGCGTTTCAACATTATTTATCAGCTTGATTATTTCCGTCATTTGACCCTCCATTCCCATTGTGTCTATCCCTATTTCTTATATACGATCCACCATGAGTTCTATTAGAACTTCCAGGAGAGTATGTGTAAGTGTTCTGCGGCGGTTGCCTTTTAGGCAGTTCAGGGTTATATGTCGAAATTTCAACGTGAGGTATGTACTTTTTGTTATTTTCCATGATTCAACACTCCTTTTATAAGAGTGTATCACAGGATGTCGTAAAAAGCAACGCAAATTAAACGCCCGGCATCCCAGTAGTAGGGAAGTCGGGCTTTTTATTATGATGATACCTTACTTCAGCTTTTCCAAAATCTCGTCCGTGCTCATACCTTCAGCGAGCAGTTTCTTGAGAACGTCTTCCGCCTCAGCTTTCTTGGCAGTTTCTGCGACCTTTGCGTCGGCATCAGCCTTTTTCTTTTCGAGCTTGATGATCTCTTTGTTGAGTTTTTTCAATTCTGCTTCTTTTGCTTTACGCTGGGCGTTCAGTGTAGCAATATCATCACCAATAGTTGCAATCTCCTGAGCAATAGATTCTGCGGCAGTATTCTTTTCAGCAATCTGTGCCGCATAATCGATACCGTCAAGAACCTTTACTTTGTTCTTACTTCCTTTAGGTCTAGCCATAATAAAACACCTCCGTATATTTTGGATACGCGATTGTACTTTTATTATAGCCAGAATATCGTATATAGTCAACGAATATTTTGTTTTCTCCTATTTATATCGCGCCAGAGAATAGCGCGTCTCCTCGTTTCCACCTACTTCTTTAAGTCGTCTGGTTACGTCTGAGGTGGACTTCTGAACTTTCATCCAGAACTGACTATCCTTCCAGTGGTTGCTCACTAACCCTTTTTAGTCGATGAACCTTCCACCCTCCTACATTATATAATAGGGGAGTGGATCGGCTGCTGACCGCCCATTGTAAACGCTACTTAGCACTCAATTATTACCATATTTTGGCAATACGATAAAACCGAGCTTTTATCTCAGCATATAGCATCCATATCCTTGTTTCTATCTTTCGATTCCTACATTATATAAATATAGGCAATATGGCTCTTAGGGTTTCCCAGCACTCTAGGGGCTGTTTTATTTTTACATGGTGCCGCATCCTATATTTTTTATACGCAACAAATATAAGAGGGCATATTAACTTTACCCGCACCATTTTTGAGCTTTCCGCTCATCTGCATTACAGACAACACACCAGAGATGGCAGCTGTCAGAGTGGGTAATGCGCCAGCAAATTTTACAGCGCTATCTGCACCGTCAACAAAAACAGTAGCAAGGCTTACAAAGAACTTCGGAATATCAGACTTCATCAAATCCGTACTAAACTTCTGGAATGCAGAATCAAGCTGATTAAGCTTCGCCTGTAGGGAGTCCATGTACGTCTGGTTCTCACGCATTGCGCTACCGCTAGAATTAAGTGCCTGCTTCATAGCGTCTTCAGCAACACTAAAATTATTCAGCAGGGCAGATGTACTCTGACCTCCACGCTTACCGGCGATCAATTCGGTAATATTTGCCTGAGTGGTATCAGAAAGGTCTTTCCAAACCTCAGAAAGCTCCTTCATAATCTGATAGGTTGATTTGAAGGTATTATCATCCTTCATGATATCAACCCCAGCAAGTTGCTTCAACTCAGAGCGAAGCTCAGATACGGAACTCGCCATTCCATCCGTAGCAATACCGGCATTTTCTGCATCAGTCTTTGAAGCACGAAGGTACATACTCAAAGTTTTTAGGTAAGTGCCACTCGCTTCACTGTCCTGAAGTACACCATTTACAGCGGCTGCAAGGCTAAGAGTCTCTTGATATGTATTTCCGGCGGCAGACATCGCAGCAGAACTTTTCTGCATGATAATTCCGAGATCATTCATACTGACAGGTTCTGTATTCGCGATTTGGTTCATGCAGTCCAGAAGATGTTCTGCGTCGTCTGCAACCAGACCAAAGCCTTGCATTGTAGAAATCAGGTAAGAGGAAGCAGTTGTTGCGTTATCAATCTGATCTCCAACGTTAGCCATAAGCGCAGACACACGAGCAAGCTCTTCAGAGTCTTTGTCCGTATATCCGAGTCGTTTCCAGTCAGCAGTACTACTTACAAGGTCAGAAATATTCGCACCAAGCTCACGAGCATTTGTTGCAGTTCTGTCGAGATATTCATTCATCTCGTCGCCAGTCATTTTACTGACCTTTTTGAGTTCAGTTACAGCCGTATCAAGCTCAAGAACGTTATCATAAACCTCTCGCAGACCCTGCTTAACCATAGCAACGCCAGCCATAGCAATTGCAGTCTGAAAATGCTCCTTAAACAAGCGAGAAAGCTTTTGGCTTAAAGTTTCTGTAGTGGCCCCACATCTGCTGGCCTCAACCTCAAGGCTTGATAGTCTTGCACTAAGATCAGTAACATCGCCTTCACAGCCAGCAGCAGAAGCTTTTATTCCGTTTAAACTATCAATTAGCCAAGAATATTTACTTTTATTTGCAATAGAGTCTTCTAACTTCGTTGCACGTTCATAAACACTCTTAAACTTCGTCATATCAACATTGGCTTGATTTAAATCTCTAAAATCAAATCCAAGTTCTTTTAAATGTTGACTTGTAGAATCAATAGTTGTATCAAGAGTCTTGCATTTTTTATCAAAGTCTTGAATCGCTTTTCCTGGTGTAGTGTTCTCAATAGAAGCAAGCTGATCTCGCAACTCTTTTAATTTTCCAGAAGTTTTTCCAGTTCCATCTTCTCCATATAAATATTTTTTGATATTATCATTTTTATAGTTGGAGTTATTCTTGGAATAGTTTTCAAGAGACTGAATCTTTTTTTGATATTTTTCATACTCGGATTCTTGAGATGTGAGAGTCTTTTTTAAATCATCTGCAATTTCTTGATTTTGTTTTTTTAGTTCTTTTGCAGCCGAATCAGCACCTTTTGCAGTATTCCTGTCAGCATTGAACTTTCCGGTTTTTTCGACATCCTCAAGCTTTAACTTCTGAGATTCCGTAATTACATCTTTTGTTTTTGTCTTGAGTTTATCCATCTCATCGTTGATTGCGCTCAGTCTAGTCTGTACCGCTTTCAACTCAGATGATTTGTTTCCATTAGCAATTAACGATGCTTCATCCGCTTTTAACTTTGCTTGACGATTTGCAAGGCTGAAAAGGCGAGAAATATCACTTTTTGAAGTATCTTGTGTTTTTGTAGAACCAGACTTTCCGGTATCAACCTTAACTGTCTGCTTTGCCGCAGATTGCATAGCTTTTTTAAGCTGTGCAGTTACTTTACTCTGATCGATCTTAACATCAAGTGTAACCTTTGGAGTTCTTAATTTTCCGCTCTTGACCACCTTGTCAAGTGCATCATTTATATTACGGATAGTGTCGTTTTGATTTACTCCAAAAGCAATTTTTACTGGTTTTTCTTTATAATGCTCCTTGACAGAATTAAATTGCTGGTCTAATTCTTTTTTATTTGTGTCAATAACAACCTTGACCTTAATGGCCGTTACGGCAGAAGACTCTGCGCCAGTATTTTCTTTTTCATCCATACTGTTGGTCACCTCTCTTTTCCATTTTCAACAATTCCTTTCAAAATAAAAAAGAGAAGCGGCCAGCTTCTTCAAGCCAGCCTCCTCTCATTCAAATTTTCCAAATAAATTGTGGGATTACAATTCATGTAATGCGGTTTTTACGAGCATAGCTGCTTCAACTTGGACTTTTGAAATAAATGGACGCGCAGGACGCTTTGGTTTATTTTCCTTCGGTCGCCCCATTCGATTCCACTCTGCAATGTCCATCCACAAGCCATGCTCAATCCAATTAGCAAACATTGTTCCTTCTAAGGCTGCATTATCTCCTTCTCGGAATGGTGTTTTGCACCACGATGCCTGTGGTCTTGCAATATCCTTTACCGTCATGGTCACCACATTATTGTCAGTAGTAACGCTACTTACGATATTTTTTTTACTTTCGATTCCGTCAGACCGCCCACTCTTCGAGTGTACGTTTTCTACAATGCTCGCCTGCAGTCTCGTTTCAATTTCCGGCGCAACACCTTCAAGGATGTCTTGAACGCTGTTAACCACACCGGCCAGTAAATCATCAAAGTTCGTATACGAAGAAGCAAGACTTCCCATTCACTCCACCTCAAATCTCAAACCGATCCTTTGCAGACTGAATCTTTGTCGTATCCTTTTTAATGTAATACTTGTTGGTCACATCCGTGCCAGCATGGTTGAGCAGGGAAGAGACATCTTCCAGACTCATACCCGCATTCTTCAGCAGGGTAGCACCACTATGCCGGAAGTCATGCGGATGCAGCGTAGGCTCATCAATCATCTCACCAATCTTCTTACACCAGTCCCCAGCAGTGCTTGAGGTAATCGGCATCCATACACCATTGATTTTCGTACCAACAAACACATAGCCGCCATCCTCAATATCATGCTCAGTACGGTATTCCTTCAGCTCTTTCAAAAGCTCAGAAACTTCCTTGCTAAACATCAGATCAACAATTTTTCCTTCCTTCTCCAAAACATCATGTACCATACGGTTCTCATAATCGATAGACTTCCAGAGTGTATTCCGCACAGCGTTAACACGGGCCATCGTGGATAGCGAGAACAATGCGTACAGACGCAGCGTCATCGCATTATCCTTCATGTGAACGGTGGTCGCAGATTCAACCAGCGCATTCAACTTCTCTCGCATCAGTTTAACCTCATCCGGCGTAAGGTATGTCTGCTTCACGACAGCCACGTCCTTGGTCGGTCGGTCAATAAACTCCATCGGATTTTCTTTGATAATTTTCTTCTTGCGAAGATACCGGTATAACGCAGAAATCGTACTCATGCGCCGCTTCATACGAGCAGAGTTATTTCCATGCTTCTTACAATAGAAAAGAAATTCTTCGATATCCTCTTCTTCAAGTTCCGTCACAGGAGCATTACCCTGATTGTCCAGAACATAAATCATCCACTGCTTGAAATCCGATTCATAATTGTAAACAGTAGACGGGCTGAGGTCACGGATGCCCATATCAGTCTCGTATCTATCCCAGTATTTCAAAGATACTGGGTTTACGTTCTTGAACTTCTCAGCGTCCCATAACTTCAGCGGTTTACTTCTTGTAGCCATATTAAAATTCCCTCCAACCCACCTCTAAAAGTGTTTATTCCTTTTTATCTTTTGCCAGCACAGCAGAGATCTCCTGCTTATTATCCAGCAGGGCAGAAGTTACTTCAGAAAACTTTTCAACATCAAAGTCTTTCAAGTTGCCTTTCACATCATTCAAATAGTTCTCCATAAAGTCAACGAAATCAGAAATAGGGTCAGGCTTCTTAATAATCTCGTTGAGCTTGCAACAGAGACCAAGAACAAGCCATTCCTTATGAGAACGGTCAATCTGCTCGTGGACAGCCTTCTCCAGAGAATCGTACTGATCCCAGAATGCAGAAGTATCACAACCAGCCTTGTTAATCTTGAAGTTAAAAGACTCGTAAGCAATACGCGGCCACTCACTCTGCGGCTCGCTACGATAGTCATAATCTGCAAAATACTTCAGGATAGTCAACCGGAACACTACATCGAGTAGTGCTGGCTGATAATCACCATCGATAGTACATGCCTTGACTACTTCATCAAGAAACTCATTTCGCTCCTGAAAATTTAAAACCTTCATTTTATCTCCCTTTCGTCTGTGCTTGCTTTAATTTCTTTCGCTCTTTTCGAGCTTTTTTAAGGTCGTCATAATCGACCCAGCCTCCATCAATTTTGGAGTATGTAATCCAGCGGTAATCTACATCAGGATACTTGAACCAGAACATCTTGCGCTTCATCAGCGCAACACTATCAGCAAATCCCTTCGTATCAATCACTTGTTTGCTGCCATCTCGATATGTAATTTCATAGTCCGCCACATAATCAATCTTCCGCACCGCTACGTTCTTTCCGTCCTTATCAACCCGGCGGAACGCTTCCTGCAGAAGAAAGGGGACCTGCTTACGACACTCTACAATTTCGCCGCTTGCCAGTCTTGGCAATACAATATCTCGATAAAACAACATTTCCGCCTTACTATCATAAACTACGCCATCATATGTTCTATCTGCTGGATTCTTACTGACATTAAACTTTGTTCTGTTCTTTTTCTCCATAAAACCACCACGAAAAATAAAGGGGCGGTTATGCCCGCCCCTTACGATTTGATGTTTTCTTAACTACCGGCTTCACGGGCGTCTCATCTTTTACATCACTAGATGATTTGACTTCAGCCTTTACAGGCTCATCCATGATTTCATGGAAAACATCACGAACAGCAGGGATAAAAGTTTCTACCTCGGCTTCCGTAACATTCTTATACTTGCGCATCAAAAGAGTAGTCAGGTCTGCCTTTGCAGTCTCTTTTGAAATAATTCCCTGACGATACTGATTTACAGCAGTCCACACAAGAAAGTGCGGCTCAGTGTCGCAAATCATTCGCCAAGGATTAAGACGCGCATCCTGCTCGCAATGCGGGCAAACCGGATATTCTTTTCCGCAAGTACGGCACCAATTTAGATTTGCCATTAGGCAGCTGCAGTCTCGATGCGAAACAGACGCTTATCGTCAGAGCAGTACTCCTGAGTTGCGCTGATCTTAACAGGGTGAGTCAGCTCGTTATTCAGGGTCAGATCGATAGAGTTGTCCATCTTAGCGTTCGGGAAGATGATACGCATCAGCTTCTTGTTTGCCTTATCGCATGGATTGTAGCAGAATGCCTCAATCACGAACTCGCCCTCGGCAGAGAACTTGTCGGCGCTATCATTGATAGCAACGCCCTCCTCGCTCTCGTACTGATACTTCACAACAAAGCGGTCACCAGCCTTCAAGTTTGCACCAGTGGGCAGAGTAACCTCGGTGCCAGTAACAGAGAACTGAGACTCAGCAGTCTCGCCCAGCTCAAAGGTCTTCAGTGCATTACCCTGACCATCGACCAGATCGATGTACTTAAAGGGGGCATTTGCAACAGCAGCCTTGGGAGTATGGGTCAGAGTCAGCTTCTTGCCGTCAGCAGAAGTCAGATACTCAACAGTGGTAAAGACCTGCTTTGCCTCAGAGGAAGCAACCTCCTTCTTGGAGCCCATCTGCTCTGCCAGAGCACCCAGATGCATCAGAGCATTAGACCAATCTGCCTCTGCAGTCTTGCTCTTATCGAATGCCATGATGTTAACGCCCTGTGCATCCTGAGCATAAACAGTCTCGCCGCCAAGAGTCAGCTTGAAATCCTTAACCTGATTCATGGTCCACAGACGCTTGCCGTTCAGGTCATACTCGTGAATGCGATGAACGCGGTCAATAACGACCTCATTGAAATTAAAATCGCTCATAATATTCTTCCTTTCAATTTATTTGGATAAAATAAAAGAGCAAGGTCAATCAATCAACCTTGCTCGTCCAATCCAGTTGTGCTTTTGGAATCTTTCCAAATTCCACGGTGCCAGCGTAAACGCCATGCATCGTATTATCGTAACTTTTTATTTGCTGAATCTTTCTTACATGATTCATAAACACACTCATAGGATAATCCATTGCCTTGAAGTAATCTGCTTTAAAGCCGGATGAACACGCCATCGAGAGAACAAGCTCTGCAAGATGTGGTTCATAATGCTTTGTTTTCTGATACTCCAAGTTATCTTTGGCTTCCTCTATCATTGCAATTCTTGTCGGTTCGTCAGCAGCAAATTCAGAATGCTTTTCAATTCCATTTGCGGCACATAGGTACTGAGAAATTGTTTCATACACCACATGGTCAATACGAGTATCCGTAAGTCTGTTGTGCAAGACAATCTCACCACTTATGTTATCTTTTGCCATCATAAACCCAGAAGTATCCATATTGCCAAGCAAAATAGACATGTCCTGATTTTTATTGCCTATAAAAAGTTGCCGGAACATTTCAAAATCCGAAACCTTCTGCCAATCAACCCCAACAGAGTCAAGCTGTGCTTTATAATCGCTTGATGTAGAACAGAATAAGTAAACCAACTGAAAATACTTTTGCTCACCATAATCGATAATATCACCGACAGACGGCATGTGAATCGTAATCTTGTCATTGATTTTAAAATCTCTTCCACGCATCAAACTTGGCTCATACAGTTCTCGAAGTTCCATCAACCACACCCCACAAGGTCATCCAGATCCTGCGTCTTGAACGTCATGATTCTCACACGATGGTGTAAATCCATGTTATCCTCGATGTTGGATGTGATTTTAAGTTGCTTGATTCCAAAAATTGTACTGCCGTGTAGTTCTTTTTCCACAAGACCACTCAGATAGTCAACTCGTGTTGCACCGCCATGACCATTCATCTTCATCAACGCTTGGTTCACAATAACCCACACAGTAAGCGTGAAGTTCTCATACCAATCGTTGACATTGCTGCGGTCGGTCATGTTTACCTTAAAACAAATATAGCTGTGTGCTGCCTCAATCGTGTCAGGAATATGGAAGTAGGGGAAGATGTATGTATAAATCGCCTCGTCAGGCTCTTCAATGTCATCATTACCCATCGCTTCAACAAGCCCATCAGTATTGACCAGCTTCAAAGCCAATTTGTTTTTATACTCTGTAATCAGCTCACTCGTTGTCACAGCAAACTCACCACCTTACATTCAATGGATGCATTTGCCGTACCATCCGCATTTGCAAGAGAAATCCTAACAGTTGCGCCGTCCATAATACTATTATTCAAAATACGAATTTTAAAAGTACCATCATCGGCAGTCTGTGTCTCAACAAATTCCTTGAACTCATCAAGGCAAATGAAACTCCACTTTGCAACCTCCGCAACCTCTTCACCAGTAATGCTTGTGAATACCGGAGTAAACTTCTTCCAAGAGCCACCAACACGAACTTCCGGCTTTCCGGCATACTTAATAGTAGCAGTCACCTGAGAATCCGCATCCGGCTCATCACTCTTATTCGGCTCAAAATAATCACAAATCATCTTCTCGGCATTATCCGTCTTACTGTTGTACTGATCCTGCCGGATATTCAATACAAGGAATCCCTGTGTCTTACCATGCAGTTCATAACGCTCTGTACTCTGGTCAACAGAAGTCGTAACATACGTTTTCGGCTCGCCGTTGATGATTTCCAGCATAAAGCGCTTATCAAGGTCGATCAGTGCTGTCTCATCATCAAAAGGCATCTGCACTTTATACTCACGTTGACTCAATGAAGTCACAACAAGTTCCTTATTATTTGCGTAATAAGGCTTACTCAGCGTTGCCCAGCGAGAGACTATCTCACCAGTAATCGGATTTTGCCATTGAATCTGGCGGTTACACAGCTCCATTTTTCCACGAAGAAAAATCTCATCATTTGGTTCTATCTCAGTTACCAGCCATTTACAGTTGTAGCAGTCAACAATATCACCAAGATTTAAAGAATCACCGGGATAAGCCCAGATCTTTTTCTCCTTGACTATACTATTACTACGGCTGACAACCAGCTTTTGAGGCAAACCATTTACTAAAGTATTATCCTCGTAGTCAACACTATCCTTGAAGTGTGCAGCGAAGTCGCGCTTTGCAAAAGCAATTTTGACATCCTTTTTGTTAGACATCTTTGCGGCACCACCAACAGCTCGTGCCCTCGTATAAAAGTCCATCTATGTACCTCCTTACTCAGAGTAGGAAGCGTATGTATCATAGTCGATGGTCTTACGCTTACGGGTCGAGCGGTCTTTTGCCATATAGTTATCCAACATTGTCATATTCTCCTCATGGATGTCTTTCACAAGGGCACGAATACTCGCACGCTCATTAGCAGGGGAGAATACCTGTAAACTTGTAGGAAGGTCTTGTGCGCTGAATGCTTTTAGCTTTCCAAACTCTCGTTTGAAATGCTGCTCTAGCATCAGGTGTGCAAGCATATCAATTTCGTCATATGTAAGGTCTGAATTAAATTCCTCTAGCTCAGAATCATAATCATCAAAGCTAAAATTCTCTTCAGGTTCAATATTTCTTGAAACAACAGAAAGCGACTCCATTAAATAACTCTTTGCGCGGTCATGCACAAGGTTTCTTACTTCATTCTCGCTCAGATCAAAATACTGAAAGAAATTACTATCAGTTTCAACCAGTTCGCAGAACTTGTCGTATATTTCCGAAAATGCGGTCACACTATCCCTCCAATCTTACTCGGCGGGAACGACCTTCGCCTTTTCTGCCTCTGCCTTCTTACGGCCACGCTTAACAGCAGTCTTTTCCGCAGAACTATCCTGTGCAACAGGCCGTGCGCCTGCCATCATAGCCTGCACCTGTGCCATCATAGCCTGCATCTGTTTCTGCATCTCAGCCATCTGATTCTTTGCAGTCTCAAGCTCTGCCTGAACGTTGTCAGCAGACTTGGTTGCAGGTACGACAGACAGCTCACTGTTACGCTTGCCAGCACGGAGCTCCTTATAACGCTCATCAATCAGGCGCTTGACCTTAGTAGACAGATCTTCACCGGCATTGGTCATACGATAAAAACGACCACGGATACGCTCAAACTGAGCACCATCCTTGATATCAATCATTCGCTGAAGATTCTCGACAGTTGGATTCAGAATCGCATCATCAATATCTTCAATGAATAGAACATCGTCACCCTTAATGCCAATAGCCTTAAAGATTTCATTCTGCTCTTCAGGGCGAAAACGCAGAACACCATTCTTGAACGCAGAACAAGTGCTGTTCATATACATGATCTCCTCCGGCGGAATAGGAATCACACAAGGTTCTTCCACACTACCGGGCTCAAAAGTATAACCCTTACCGTTCAGTGACGAAATGGTAACCACGTTATCGTCGCAGTTCAGAACGTCAATAAACTTCTTTTCCATCACGGAACTCATAATTTGTCTCCTTTTCTATAAAAGCGGAGACTGCAAAGTCCCCGCTCAAATTTGCCTTTGGTAAAACTAAGGATTTATTACTTCTGCAGAACAATCTTAGCGACACGCTCAGGATGAGTGATGCAGTAACCATAAGAGAAGTCCTTCAGCATCAGATGAACCTTCTCATTGTTGTTATCGTAATCCTCATAAGTATGGGTTTCACCCTTCATATCAAGGTTGCCCACAACACCTCCGATTCCGAAGATGCGTGCATCGGGTAGAAGCATAGAACCATCTCCCAGACGCTTTGCAGAACTAATGCCAGTAACAGCAACACCATCATAAGTCTTAACCAGGCCATAACGGTTGAACTCATCCTTTGAAGCATCAGACAGATACTGAGCATAGCCAGTCATACGACGCATCTTTGCACAATACTTCTGCAGGCTGACGGTAAACGGATTTGCACCATTTGCGTATTCATTCAGGTACAGAGTCAGCGCGTCCATTGCCTCCATAGTTGGCTCCTTGCCAGCAACAGTAATAAGCTGATCGCCACCGGTAATCATGTCATCAACCATGCCAAAAATGTCATAGAACATCTTATTCTTCAGAGTCTCACTCATAAAGGTAGTCAGAGTAGCAATAGACTTCCAACCATTACGGCGAATCTCAGTAAAAGAGATGTCAGTTTCCACCTGAATGTTCTTCCAAGTGGGCTTAATAACCTCATAATGCAGGTAGGACTTCGGCACGTTGCCACCCTTAGCGGCCTCGTGAGCTACCAGAGTATTCTTCACGGTACGACCTGCCTGATAGTCATCATTCTCACCGACATTGCCATGAGTAAACATAGCATCCAGCAGCTCATCAGGTGCATTGTAGGTGTCGTCAGTCACTGTGCGATTGACAAACTGAGCAATCTCCTTATCGGGGTCGCCCTTGTCAATCAGCTCATTGACATGTGCCTCACAAACCTCGGCAATCTCCTTGTCCTCGGCATCCATAGGCAGATTATACTGAGTCTTCTCAGCAACACTATAAACACGACCAGGCTTCTTCATAAGCTCGGCCACTTCAATATTCAGTGCCATAATTCATTTCCTTTCTCTTCGCGCGAAAATAAAAGCCGTCACTCGAAAGTGACGGTTTTAAATCTCACGTATCATATTTCTCAGCTTAAATTTTCAATCAAGCAACAGTCTTTGCAACATCCAGCACACGAATAACAATCAGCTTGTGGCCGTTGTCATCCATAACGTCATGCAGCTCATAACGAGACGCACCAGTAGCAACATCCCACTTGCCGTCAGTACCAACCTTCAGCACCTTACCCTTATTGCCATCGACAGCAATACCGGAAGCATACTGGTCAGTACCGTACTGCTCACCAACATACATAGGAACCAGCTTAACAAACTGGTTTGCCTTAATGGCAGTGACCATCTCATCATAGTCATCAAAATTTGTCAGGCTAGAATAGATGCCCTCCGGGTTAAACTCATGTGCAACCATATACAGGTCATCAGAGGTCTCAGCAGAAGGCAGAATAACTTCGCCCTTAACCAGCTGAACACCCATACCGGTGACCATATCGACCTTTGCGGCATAATTAGCGGGAATATTCTTCGCGCCGTTTACCATCAGTTCACGAATCATAATATTTTTCCTTTCTCTTAAATGTTATTACTTACCCAAATATTCCCGCCATGCATCACGCTTGTTAGCGTTAGTGGTGTTATACTTGGTTTCATTCAAATTCAGCTTGATGCTCTCAGACTTATGTACCTCAGAGGTCTCAATCTTCTTTTCAGCAGGCGCCTTCTTGGCAGCTTCAACGCAACGCTCGGCAATCACATTCTTGATGCCGGTCTCGTCCAGATTCTCAATCAGACTTGCATAATTGCCACCATCGGAAACTTCAGCTTCAGTAATCATCTTGCTGGAGAGTGCGTACTGACGCAGATCCTCCTTCTTCTGTGCAAGCTCTGCAGCCGCCTTTTCTGCCTCTGCCTTCTCAGCCTGATCCTTATATGGAGCCAGAGAAGCAACCTCTTCTTTTGCACTCTGCAATTCAGTATTCAAACTTGCAATAGTGCTATTCAGCTCCGCAATCTTGGTGTTGACCTGAGAAATAGAAACAACCAGAGTGATATTTTGCGGCTCGCCCAGAGAAACCTCATTACCCTCAACGGTGTAAGGGAACATAATGTAATCAAGGTCATTGATAGGACCATACTTCTTACACCAAATAGTGTGATCTTCTGGGAACATCTCGACCAGATACATGTCAGAATTGATCTTACGAACTTCCATTCGCAGCTTACTCATGATATCATCGACAGTCAGACTGGAAGTCTCTGGAGTGGGCTCAGGCTCACCAGCAGGTTCAGTGCCAGTTTTAGGCTCGGTCGGGGGAGGAGTTTCACCGCCTTCCTCGGAAGTTTGAACATCAGGCTCTGCCGGAGTAGTGGGCTCAGTAGCAGGTGCTGCGTCAGGCTCACCAACGGGAGTCTGCTCTGCCTGCTCAGGCTTAGTGGACTCGACCTGTACGGTCTGAGTCTCCTTGTCCTTATTCAGTTCCAAATTTTTTGCCTCCTTTTCATTAGATTCTGTATTTGAAATCTCTTTTGTATCCTCGATATAGGCGTTTGCCAACTCAAGACCAAAATCGGTTTCAGCGACCTCAAGCAGTTTAGAGCACTTATATGCCGGTTCAACATTTGCACCAAGCAAGCAATGTGCAGTAAACACGCCATCGTCAATAATTTTTGCCATGCGGCCACCCACGATTCCCTTATGAGCTTTCAGCACATCGATTTCCCAACTGGTATTTAATGTGCCGCTCTCAATACGGCGCAGAATCGTCGCACAAGCCTTTGGATATCGTTTCCAGATCTTACAAGAGGCAACAATAAAGTCGGTATCGTCAATTTTCTCGATACCGACCGACTGAAAACTACCGAATGCATCAGTGTCAAATTCAGCAGTTTTATATTCATTGCCATCATTGTCTTTTCTGGTGACGACTTTCATATTGTGACCGGAAAAATCCAGTTCACCCTTTGGAGCTACGACCAACTTACCAACAAGCGGGTTGCCAACCAGTGTACTCATCCAACTTTCAATGGTGTCACGGTTCAAAGCAACCTGATTCCCATTTACTGAGAAGTCACAGATGACAAACTTGGCAAGATAGTGGTCTGGATGCTCCGTAATCTCAGAGCAACAGATATTTCTACTATAGAAATACTCCTTACTCATCGTTCATCACCTCACTTACTATCTTCATTTCTCTGCTGGTCATAAATTTGTTTTTCAGTTTCCTCGCCCTTTGGACGGCCTGTCTTTTTATCACTGTCACCACCACCGCCGGAACTACCGGTCGATGTATAAGAGGTCTGGCGAGCCACAAATACATCGTCATAACCTTCCTCGGTTTCAGCCTGACGCTTGCGTAGTTCGTCCTCAGCATGAAGTCCCATATACTCGTAAGCAGTCTTGTAAGAACAGTTCAAAGTGGTGAACAGGAACTGAGCAATCGCCTTCTTCATCTCCATACCCATCATTTCAGTAGTAGAGACCTTCACATCAGGGCAGTACATCGGGTCTACACCTGCATCTTCGAGGCGAATACGATACCATCGCTTTAATACATCTTCAATCTGTTCTGCAATCTTACCGATATTTTTCATCAGCTGGTCAAGAGACACCTTTGCAGTTGAAACAGTCTGTTGACCATCAGTATTCAAGAAACTAATACCCAAAGCAGCCATTTCTCGATTGCGATACTGTTTGACAGTCTCGATATTTGTCATCTCAACTTTTGGCTCAACATACTTGATGTCCTTTACATAAGGAGCGGTCGTCACAAGCACGGTATTTTGCTTCCATGCACGCAGCAGGTTATCATGTGCCGTCACTTGTTCAGAGAAGCCCTTTTTATCGTTGTTTGGTCCCATCAACGCAGGGTCAAGTTGCTGCCAGATGATTTTCTTTGCCTTTGCCTTAGCATTTACACGGTCTGAAGTATCAAAAGTTTCAAGCATCAATGCCGGGCGTAAGGCGCGGAATAGGGGAGAGACACCATATTTCTGCCCCATGTTGCCGATACGAATCACACCACAATGGTCAACATCCAATTTTGCATATGTATCACCATTCTTAAACGCCTGATACACCTCATCTGGATAGTTGTTCTGAATCTCGGTCTCCTGATTTTCAAAGAATAGTGCTTTATTCTTCTTATCCTTCAGCATAGATTTGCTCAAAGCGGATTTCAGCTTAGACATGTTGATAAGTACAACAGGCTGTCCATTTGATAAGTAATCACTTATCTCAGCAATACCAAGAGGGTAGTAGTCTACAATGTAGTTCTCATCCTTCTGACGCAGATATGTAATGTAAGTACCCTCTGCATAAGTCATCGGAATGGCGGCACGAAGCAGACTTCGCACATTGATTTGTGTATTGAAGTCATCAATCACTTCACGGGCATAATTTACCTGTTTTGTCTTATTACGCTGCTCGGGGAACTGCGCGAAACTGCATTTGAACTCCGTATTAACATTCGCCTCAATCGCATCATAAGTAATGCCAATCAGGTCATCCTTATTGATGTAATTACGGATGATGCCATTGACCGTCTGCACATTCGTCAGGCTTGACTGTAACCCTCGTGCAAGTTCATCAATTCTGTCAACCGTCAGCGTTTCAGAGGAGGCTGAAATTTTCAGGTATGTACTATATTGCTTATTTTCAGGATCATAGGATGCGATAGCATGGCGGATAACATTGTCCATTCTTTCTTCTGAAAGCTCGTTTACAGATGTAAGCACAACAGTACCATCATCTGTCTGTGAAGCAGTCACGACATCAAAATCTTCCTTTTTCTTTCTTGCCACATTTTCACCTCCTCTGCTTAGAAGTCAATGTTAGAAATACAAATCGGCGGAGCAGTCATTGTCTCCACCGCAGACTGACGCACTTTATCCTTACGACGTAATTCGTATAGACGATGAGCAAGCAAAATCGCAACGTAGAACCTATCATCGTGAATTTTATTGGCAACATCGGGTGCCAAAGCATATGTTACGGTCGTATTTTCAGAGTTTGTTGTTTTCTGAATACTTGTAATCTCGTTCTTCATCAAGTCGATATTAACCCACGCAGTCTGTTCCTCTAAGGAGAGTTCATGCGTCTTCAAAATTTCTTGACCAGTTGATTTGTCCACACCATCCACTACCTGAACATAATCTCCACCATTGTATTCAAGAGGGAAGTGTATAACCCCAAGGTTCATCAACTCAATGAATTCCTCAACCATTGCAGTACGGAATTTACGAGGACTAATTAGACGTAGCTTATCAACAGCATCTGGGTAACGGGCATCATACCCTTCATATAGTTCATGATTTGCGTCGATAAAACCACGATGTTCTGCGCCTGTTTTATCAGTCCAATTGTTAAGCAAACCGTCCGCATATGTGGAAGTACCGCCGCCGCCTGCGCCTTGGTCAATCATCAATCTATCAATGTACTCGTAATCAGGATTTTGACCATTGTAATGTAGAATCAACTCATGCAACTGCTCAAGCTGACGATTAGAATCGAGCTTGAATTTTTTCTCATTCGCAAGGTCGACCATGTTCACGCAATTTATAATGTCGCCACACATGCCATTTTCTGGATCGTTATAAATACGCATAACACCAACAATAGAGTTATCCATTGTGCGGGCAGGATCAAACGCAAGAATATACTGATAGTTCTTATCCCAATAAAGCTGTGGAATATACTTGCGCTCATTGCGACGAACCGTACCCCATTTGATGATCTGGTTTACGCCACCATCACGGCTTGGGCGATTATAATATTCGCGCAACGCCTTCATTTTATTTGACTTTAGAGCTGCTTCAACTTTATCTCTCGTCAGCAGAGCCTTGTACGGCTTACCGTTCATATAAACCTGAATTGCAACATCACAAATCATGTCGCAAACAAAATAATCACGGTCACCGGCAATCATACGCTTTGCAAAGTTTTTGTAATAACGATAGAATAGTTTATCCATTGTATCCTGACTCGAAGCATACACAAGCTGTGTAGGAACCTTGCGAGGCTGCGTTTCAGGGTTATAAGAATCATCCGTATCTGTCACGAAGTCAGTATTCTGAGTGGCAAAAGCTTCACAGACAACAATCAGTTCGTCGGAGCAAAACGCAGCCTCGTCAAAAAACACAAGGGTTGCACGACGGGATCGATTGGAATCCGGGTTGGAGTTTAGCGTATTAATAGAGCTACCGTTGTAAAACTCAACAACATACCCGGCGGGATTATGACTAAATCCACTCTTATTGGTTGCAGATTTTTTCGTTTCTTTCTCTGCAATATCTTGCAGACTACGGATAGACGCAGCTGTTTTACCAACACGAGTGACAATTTCTTCGATTTTATTAAAAGTTTCCTTACTCTGATCACCAACGCTACTTACAATATAAATAGCTTGGTTTTCATACAGCATAGCCTTCAGTAGAATAAAAACAGAACCTACAAAAGACTTACCAAAATTTCGACTACACGCCCAAAGAACATGACTTGCATTCCAGCTTTGTTCTAGCATATATGCCTGAGCGTCAAATAGTTGGATACCTAACAAATCTCTGGCGGCAATAACAGGATTGCGCCGATAGAATGCAATCGTTGCCGCATCACACTCATAAATCTTACGTTTTACGGCTGTAATAATGGGCGCTCTTTGTTTCATTCTCATACGGCATCACCATCCGTATCTTTTGCGCTTGCGTCAATACCAGCATCTTCCAACAGCTCCTTGAGCCGCTGATTCTCAATCAGAGACAGCCTATATTTTTCCTTAGCGTCATCACTTTCTTTCTGGAACTTATCAATCAATTCTCTCTGTGTATCGAAAATTTCCTGCATGTCGTTTTCGTCAAAGAAAGCATTTTCTTTGATTGCCTTAACACTCATATCTGCCGCCCATTGAGTGCCCGGAGACCGTAACTGGTCGTAGAAGTTTGCTTCTGCACCAGCAATATCCTTTTCACGCATATCCTTCATTAAGAAAGTAAGTGTGTTACGTCCGGCATCCTTGTTGGAGCGATTTTTGACAGAAATCTCGTTTTCCTTGGCAATCTTATCGTTATTAGAAACTAGCTTGACCTTAATATCGTTAAGGCTCTTGATTGTGTCTGCTGAATTCATCGGGTCAAGCTGGGCAAGTCGGAAATCAATCTTACGAATCTGGCCGTTATTGATGACAACCTGAATAATCTGAGATAGCTTATAAGGATCGTCCTCAATACCATCTTCGAAATATTTAATAAGGTCACTAAACAAATAACGTCGGTCGTTTTCAGAGTGTCCTTCAAACGGGTCGTATCCGACAACCGAAACAACATCATCACGAGCTTGAATTTCAGCCTTTGACCACTTTTGTTCTTTTTCATCTCGAACATCCAGAGCATTCTTATTCAATTCACCATTTGTAAGAACGGTTGCAAATGTCTGGAATTGATACTGCCGACACGAGAGAGCTCTGGCGTACATTCCTGGTTTGCAAGAGCCGGAGTTCTGCACAATAGAATCATAAAGACTGTTATAGAATGGAAAATCCAACATATGACAAAGAATCATACATGCTGTACGTTCACTCTCATATCGTTTCGTGTACTCATCGAATAATTCATTGACACACTCCTTGCAAAGAGTAGAGAACCCACCTCGATTTTTAAATAATTGAGAAAAACTATTTTTATAAAAATGTCCAGTGGGAGTTTCATACGAGTGTTCACAACGAGTACATTCCCATTTTTCCTTGGTAGGTATAGATGCTTCGACGGAATCTAGTACCTTTTTCTTTCTCGGCATCAATACACCTCCAATCAAAATCAAAAATAAAGCCGTAGAATGTGCGCACGTTCTACGGCAGCAAATACACCCTCTAATGTGCTTGCATAGCAGAGGCCGAGAGTGTTTCCTTCCATTAAAGACCTATCATGATACGCATCGTTGAGAGGCTTAATAGGTTCTATTCAAAATTCGACCTCAGCATTTTGACACCGTAGTGAGCCGAGGTCTTTATCATCTATGTGAGCTTGCTATGTTCACGACATTTATGTCGGTAACATACCTCGCCCTGCCAGCGAACCGGCATAATAATCAAAATAAACCTACCGCCAGAGGGAGTAGAAAACTGACGGCAGGCTTGCAAAAGGGGAGATGCTGGGTGCAGAGGGTGGATTCGAACCACCGACCTTCTGGGTATGAACCAGACGAGCTACCTGACTGCTCCACTCTGCGTTATATGATGCCTAAGTGTCACCTATCTCGCAATCGTGTGCGCACCACAGATTGGTCATAGTTTGACTTCGGACTTGTCTCCAACCGCGAATTGGAGACCATTTTGTTGGCACGTCCATCCCGAATTGAACAGGAAACACGCGGTTTTGGAGACCGCTGCTCTACCAAATTGAGCTATGGGCGCATAAAACCTACCTTTTAGCCGGTGGTAGGGAACCGGTTTTAATTACAAGCCCTCCGGGAGAAGGACTGGCGCGGTCTCAGAGATTCGAACTCTGGCATCGGGTTTGCCGACCTAACGGTTTTCAGGACCGTTCTCTTCAACCACTTGAGTAAGACCGCACAATAAAACAAGCATCCATCAAACTATCCGAGCTAGTTGAATTGTTCTCGTGTCGATAAAACGCTTGTTTTAGACTTTTAAAGCTTCGCATTAACGTAGCGAAATACGAATAGCTTATCATTTCATTCCGCAGAACTACTTTGCATCCAATCATCCATAGATTAAGTTGGTCTAGGCGGTAGCAACTATTGACCGCACAGCTTGGAGCCACCTGTAGGAATCAAACCTACGACATATGTGGTACGAACACATTATTCTATCTACTGAATTAAAGTGGCATGGAGCCAGTGACATGACTTGAACATGCGAAATCCATAAAGGCATCGGGATTACAAAACCCGCGTTCTACCAACTGAACTACACTGGCACAATAAGCTGGAGCAATCACTCCAGCCCATAGAAAAGGAGACAACAAATGATGTCCCAAAGCAGACCTTGCGGTCGTACTTCTTTTTTAATTACCCACTTATTGGTAGGGCGTCACCGCTTTTAATTCAAACGCACGATGCGTGTTTTATCTTCAGTATATCTGAAAGTGTATCCACCAACAGATTTTCGTTTCCCATTACATACATCATAAATGTGGCTACAACAAATATTTAAAGCGTTTCCTGCTTCTTTTGCACATTGATAAACGTTCTGTGTTTCGTTACATATGATCTCTTTTCGCATTTGTGGAATTATTTTTTTACGAACTTTTTTGCGAATTTCGTATGTATCAATCTCATCTGCAAAGCACCAATGTAACGGTACATTTGTTTTTGGGTGCCTACCAGAAGAACTTCGTTCTTTTTTACAACAACACCCAATATGCGAAGCTCCTGTTTCCATTTCAGCTTCAGTTTCACTCTCGAATTTTTTATCAAGCTCAAAACAATATACTTCTTTTTTACATTGATTTTTGTAACTCAATGCATATTTTATATTCTCTTTTGTTTTATCAGACAAATAAAGCCAATGGTAACCACAACTGGTTCCACATTTTTCATCACAACATCTTCTTATTGCTGGTGCTGCAACATTATATTCTTTTTCTATTTCAACGAATCCATCGTAAATTTTATCAAGCTCAATGCAATAAATCTGTACTCTTTCGGATTTATGTATCTTTATCAATTTTTCAATAGTTTTTGGTGAATGTTTCTTTCCGATATTTCCACCAGACTCTAAATTGTATCCAAAATTGTCATTGGTAGTATTATATAAAGATATATAGAACCTTTCGAAGTTATCAATAACTGATTCACTACAAGAACAAATAATATAGAACTGAAAACAGTCTTCACCATATTTGTTCCACGCTCGTTGTAAATACTCATTATGATGTTCGTTTTTGCGTAAAAGATTTTTATGGTTGTTTATTCGTCTTTCAATGTTTTTACTTTGTCCAATATATCTCTTTCCGTTTGCAAGATTTTCAATACAATAAATTCCACATAACTTTTTTCTTGACGGTTTAGACATAAAATATACCTCCAGTATTTCAACATAAATAAAAGTGGGTATCACTTTCGTGACGCCCACTCGTTCAACAAAGTATTTAATTTTTCATCCTTTACGTATACCCAGAACAACTTCTTGCTATTTGGGTTTAACGCGGCGAGCTTATATCTAAGTCCACCATTATATAGAAAATTTCTAAGAGGAAGAGAATAACAACAATAAAGTTCCGTATTCATTTTTACCTCAATTCAAATAGACAAGCTTGGATTTACCATCCAAGAAATGTCCATCTCTGTCCAGATAGAGAAGCATAAAGCCTTCCTTCTGGGAATTAGTTAGATTTCCATCCGTGTACCGCATTTGCTTAGTATCACAACAACAGCCCTGCTCATAAATCATGGTGTTACCAATCTTGTATGAACCAATACGGTGGGTGTGAGCCATAGCGATACACTTGAACGTGTAACCCTCATTCCTAAACCAGTACATGGCCTTCTCAGCAGTCTTTAAAGGACTACTGGAGAATGTTCTTGGATGGCAAAAGATAATATCTTTGTACTGTGAAAACCAAGTTCCAGAATATTCGATATCAATATCCTCGAACACGTCGCATAGCGGCTGATATTTTACCTTCGCACGAGACTTTCTATCATAATGAGTGAACCCGTCAGTGAACAGAAGGTCAAATACTGTCTCTGGCATAAGCTCCTGAAGCTCGTTATCGAGATTCTTGGCAAGATACCGCTCCATGCGAAGTTCGTGGTTACCGTAGTTCACAAGAACTTTCTTGGGCTTAATCAACTCAATCAAATCCATCATGTATTGTCTTGCTTCAATCAACTCATCCATAGGAGAAACCTTGTATGTACATACAAACTTCGACAGACTGGTTTCGTCTACCAAATCTCCGTTTACCTGAAGAATATCAATCTTACCAGCGTACTCACTAAAAGTCTCAATAGGCTTCTGGAATGGAATATGTAGGTCGGAAATAGACAGAATGCAGGTTCCCACATCTCTATTAGATAAGGACTCCTGATACTGCATACCCGCACGGAATGCCTTAAAACGCTTGCGGTATGCACACTCACCAAAATTCTTACCCAATTCACCATTGAGCACCTTGGCTGCGCCATCCCAAGTCAATTCTCTAGCCAGAACAGCATTCCCGATTCTTACAAAGAAGTCATCGCTCGTTTCTTCTGGCCGTTTATTATAGCAACCCATTGGCATCAAGCCGGGTCGCCCAGCAGCTCATCAGAAGTAGAAATATTGATGGTGACACCCTCGATACCATCCCACTTTGCCAGAGCTTCCTTCAGATTAAAGACGTTCTCGCCGTCCTTGGTAATCTCGGTGATAGTGCCCTCGGCAGTATCAATAATAGCGTTCTTAAAAACAACACTCTTCTTAGCAACCATAATTTTATTCTCCCTTATATTTTATTTCAAAATTTAATCCACAGGCATTTCATCGGCCCACTGGCTAATCCATCCACGGTGGTTCGTAGTCAACTGACATACGGCTACGCGGTCATGCTTCGCAAAATGCTGGAGACAACGCATAAAGCCAGAGTCAGAAGGTTTATCAAGATCACACTGTAAATCATGACCAATAATAATCAACTTTACCTTTTCGCCATCACTACCATCGCAACGAGAAATAGTCTTCTGTAATTCTTTAGGAGTATAGTTCTGGCTCTCGTCCAACAAAATAATACCACTCAGGTTTGTGCCACGAAGGAAAGTATGAGTTAGACAAGAAATATAACCAGTGCCATTCTTCTGATTCACCATAGACTCGTCGTTGATAACCTTGTTAGGGTCAACGTTGCATTTAATCAGAGCCTGATAAAAAGGTTCAAAGAAAACTTCCGATTTTTCCGTAATAGATCCAGGAAGATAGCCTTGACGCTTTTCACCATAACTAGACACGACGTAAGTCAGTTTATCAAAATAGCCAGCCTGAACAAGCAGATTTGCAGTCGCAGTCGCAATAAGCGTCTTGCCAGAACCAGCTGCAGCGTTGCAGATCACAACATCAATGTTTGGATTCCAAATTGCATCACGAAACACACGCTGTTCAGGGTCCAAAGAAATGCCGTAAAAACCATACTGATCAGGATCAGTAATCTTCTCCATAGGAATCTCAGTGGGAATCTTTCTCTTAGCCATATATTACAACTCTCCCTTAATTGAACTCATCCACATCATCGCAAATCTTATCTACGATACCAAAGTTGACCTGTTCAGTAGCATCCAGATACCAATCTTTAGCCTTATTCTTGGTCATGGTCTTCTTATCAATAGTAGAGTGAGCCATAATATACTCACGCATCTTCACGACCTGCTTCTCGTAATAGTCCATAGCCATCTTAGACTGCTCGAAAGTACCCTGAGTGCCGCCAGAGCCACTGTGAATCAGCGCGGTAGAGTGAGGCAGAGCAAAGCGCTTCTGACCAGACAACAGCATCACAAGAGCAGCACTCATTGCGATACCTGCGTTGATCGTCCAAACAGGAGTCTTACTCAGTGCAACAACATCAATAAAGCTAAACATTGCGTCCAGCTCGCCACCATAGCTGTAAATAAACAGCTTAATAGGCTTACGCTGCTCAACAGGAGTATTCTTATCAATACGGTTGTACTGCAGAATCTTGCGCTCAATTTCAATCAAAGACTGGTCAATCTCAAAGTCAATGAAGAAGATGCGGTCCTTCTCATCAACGTAGAAGTTCATCGTCTCAGGAGAGGGGAGACCGCCACCATTCATCAGGTTAGTGATCTCTTCTGGCAGTTGAATTTCAAAGTCCAATAGTCTATACCTCGTTCTTTCAAAGATTAGTAACGTGCGTTACGCTGCATCTGCTTCAGCATCTCGACAGCGGCAATATTAAAAGGAAGCAACTCAAGATATCGAGCAGACTCTTCCAGATACCGCTTGTGACGGGTCTTTGCAATGCAAGCATGAGGGAAGACCTTTCGCACAGCCTTCGCTTCGGACTTAGTGATTTCAATCATTAGGTAAAACACCCTTTCAAAATAAAATAGGTAGGAAGAAAACAAGCGTCCTCGCTCTCTCCCTACCATAACTTTCCGCACTGTGTTTTACTCTATATATGTAAAATTATAACGTATATACGTTAAAATATTGCACTTTTTTACATTTCATAAATCAAACATTTTTCTATTTTGTGCGGTTTTCTCAATATTTACATTTTTAGCGCACTTACGACAGTATTTTTGTCTGCGTCCGGTGCGAGCAACCATCTTTCCGCAACAATCACACTTGATATATTCTTTCCCACAATACTGACTCCAGAGAATACCAGCATTCTCAAAATCGTCCACGAAAATCTCATGAGGAGAATCCGGCTCCGCAATCAAAACATGGATATTCAAGTTGTCAATCTTTTTCAAGCTGGCGAACCCAATAAAGCCAAGATTATGTAACTCACAGATCATCTCGTTCTGTTTTTTCTCATTTACAGATACGTTTGCCATCCTGAAAATATCAGCCGTATCTTCCGTAATCCAGTAGTTGCATTTTTCATTAACAGCAATATGGTATTTTGCCAGACACAGCATCGTAAGCATCAGGCGTTGCATCTGCTTGCCTTCAAGTGCTTGAATCTTCTCTACCTCAGCCTTCGTAATGCACACACCATCAAGTTCCACAATAGGACGACCTTTAGCAGAAGCAATCGCTTTATCAATCAATTCTCTATCCAGAACCTTGTTGTACCCTTCAAAATGACGCAGCATATACTCGTTAAGCTTTTCTCTTACGTCATCCTTTGAGTATCCCTTATAGAAATAGTACTTCGCTACATAATGCAAAACATGCCCCGCCTTCTTCCAAGGCACATCCTTCTCTAGCCACTCTTCAGCGTAAAGAACTTCATTCAATACAATCATCCGCATCCTCCTTGCTATTCATGTCAACCAACACATCCTTGAAACGCTTACCATCATATTCAATATCGCCATTCTCATCCTGCACAAGAGAATGCACCATACCGTTATTGCGTTTCAATAAGCGTTTAATCAAAGTATCGTGGAATAGTTCCCAGACTATTGCAATACTGGATGCATTCTTCTTACAAAGATCAAGCATGATGTCGCAAAGCACATCGTCATTAGAGCACTTGTCATGAAGATTGCGGAACATACTTTCCTGATACAGCGCAATGCGCTCCTTGCGGTCTGCACCGGTTTCTTTATTATTATTTCCGTTGCCAGAATGGATTGCGTTACCACGAGCAAACCTCAAGTAATCCTTAAAAATAGAGCGGATACCATAGTATTGAGAATTGGTGTACTCAACGCCAGACTTGAGCGAGTCGTAATCAAACTTGCGCTTTATCTTGAGTCCTTCTTCAAAATCTTCCAGCTCGTCCTCAACAGTCCAGCACAAGCGGTTCATGGTACAAGAATTGATTCCGACCGGCATCCGATAAAGGTAATACTGGATAACCATTTCATCCACATCGTCCTTGACGGTCTTTTGCATAATCTCATCCAGGCCGGCAAACCCATCCCACTTGATGCGCTTGCGAGCTGCGGCCACATACTGCTTGTAATCACGCATCTGGGCAGGGTAGATGTAGCTCATAAAGTACGGCTTACGCCATGCGCAAATACTACTCCAGAACTTCTTATCCTCGATAGTATCAGGATTATCATTGTCTTTAACGACGCAAGCTTTATTGTCATACCAGTATTGTGGCATATCTGTCGTAGCTACGCCCTTTATTTTGTCGATCGCATTCTGTTGATAAAGCTGTCCGCAGATAATGCGATACGTAAGTTCATCGTATTCTTTACTACCTTGCTCAAATTTACTTCGCACATCAAACATCGTTGTAATTCGGTTTGTTGTACGTCCAATATTATCTCCAAATCCGCTGATATTAGATTCAATAAAATCCTTTTCGGTCGGAATTTTTTTCTCGCATTTGCGCTGGACACAAAGAACGACAGGCTCATTTACCCATTTATCAATGAGAACTCTATTGTCTGTAGAAAATGTAAGGTCGGCATCGAAATCTTCACCGTTAAGTGCTGCACACATATTATCCCACGCATTGGTGATAAACACGGACTTCATATAGCGATACCAGTATTGGCAATCATCAGATACATTCAAATTCATGCACCGAATATTTGCCATCTGACTCATAGGAGCTCTAAAACAAGCAACCCTCTTGACGTCTCTATCATTCCAAAAACGACTGTAAACCTCACCGGCCTTCAATAGTCCGGTTACCTCCATCCGAAACATAGACTGGCAAAGCGCATATGGATCGCCACTCGCAACTTGAAAATTCCCTCGTACCTTTACAACACCCGTTTTTGCCTGAGAGATTCGCTTTTTAATAAAGTATCGAATCCGATTCTGCACATAAGGGTCGTTAATCATTTCCGGCTCAATCATAAGAGCCTTAATATAGTCGTTTTCCAGACTGTTTATGTAATTCGGGTCATCACGCATTCCACTACCACGCAAATACAGCAACGCATCACGCCAATCACCGCCCATAACGCCCTTGATCTCGTCTAAGGTTGGTTTCACAAGTTCATGAATCTCATCGTTCGTAAGCTGATAACTTTGGATAAACTGATAATTCAGATTGCGCTCTTCATCAAGCTCCAACTCACAAGTCTTGGTTACAGAGAAGTGATAGTGGTTCTCTCTACAGTTTTCAAGATAGTCCTCACAACTATGGTAACTATCCCAGAGCTTTAGCATAGAGGTGCTAAGAACGACCTGAATTCTATTGATGTCGCGATAATCTCCCCATGCGTCCTTTAACATATTCTGTTTCGCTACCTTTTTAGCGAATTCACGGAAAGGGAAGGGAAATAACATGCCTTTACAGAACGCATTCCGCACACAGAAACCAGACGCAGTAGATGGCAACTTCAAATCCTCACTCCACTGTTGTGCAAGATCATAACTAATAAGTCCAAACCCATCATTCGCACACAGCTCGCAATCGTGTTCCTTATCTTCAACTATCGTAGGTTCTCCAGACACTCCATCGTCCAGAACAACAATATGGTCTTTAAAGCGCGTGTAGCAATCATCTATAACAAGTACACCATCAGGGTCAGTGACCGGAATAGAAGCAGAGCAAGCAAGGGCTCTATAAGCCTCTAACTTTGCAGGCACAAATTCCATACCCTTGTTACGGCCATTATCGATTCGCTTGCGGATCTCGTCAACAAGACGGTCACTCACAAACACAATCGTACTATTCTTAACGCCACCAGTGGTTCCAACCAGACGACGATACGTGATTCCATTAATTTTAAACCCATTTGGAGAACATGCCCGGCGGTAATCATTCTTCTTATCAACTACCAAACACATATAATCCGGCTTGAACTGAACTGCGTCCAGCTCAGTGTATAATCTACGAATCTCCCGGCGGTTCTCTAAGCAAGATGGCTCATTCCGCAACATCTTAATTCTACGCTTGATGCTCCGTGCCTTAGCCTCTGCATCCGTAACACCATTCAACTCATCAATCCATCGTAGAACAGTGCTATCAGCCAGTGAGATAATTTCGTGGTTTCGTCTGGCTTCATCTAATGGTAGAGTTAAATCCCATTTTGCTTCAACTAGACGCTTCGTATGGATCTTAAAAACAAACTTCTGGCAAGTTTGCTGCTTTGCCATTCGGCAGTCACCTCCGTATTCCCCTAAAACGTATCCTGTATTGTATAGCTGTGAAGAAAAAATATAAAATTAGGCTTTTACAGATAGCAGTTCTCGCCATCTTCCATAGCCTTGAGCCAAAGTCGTTCACGCTCCTGATAGAGCTCATCCAGCATATCATCAGCAGCTTCGTACTCGCTGCGTGTCAAACTTGAACTATTCATATCACGCACAAGCTGCTTGATTTCTGCATCAACATCCTCGTAAGTACGCATCATCCATCAACCTCAATAATCTTTAACCTTAATCGTCTGCTCGTCCATAATAGCACCGCAGGCACCGCAGAATAGTGTACAGTCGATTCCAGTAGAGTTATGACAACTGGAACACTCACAATACAGTGATTCTCCAAAATCCGCCTCATGTTCAATCCAGTGAGCATGAACCACTCTACGGAACTCACCGCCAGCAGATATCTCTTCTTCAAGAATGCGCTTTGTGTATTGCATTGCCATATCGCACCACATATCTTCAATAGACTTTGCATTACCTCTAGCCCTAGGACGAGCGATGGCACTATCGAGGACTCCAATCAATCGTGTTGCATTTACAAACTTATCCATCACTTGACCTCCTCAGCCACCCGGCGAATCGTCTCATCAATCTGTTCAAGCTCTGCTAGTAAAACGTTCACTGTATCAGCATCACTTTCGGAAATATTCAAATCCTTAATCTTATGTAAAGCCCATTCAAGGTTCGGGTAATAGCCGACCGTAACCTCCTTTACGCCGGTGCACATCTCACCAGTCTTTGGATTCTTGCCAGCTGGCCGCTGCTCAATAATAACGAGATTCCGCTCGTTGCAGTTTTTAATAATGTATTTACCAATCTGTACACGCATCTCTTAGCCCTCCTTTACCTTACGGCTTGCTTCAGAACGTGGAAGAATGCCCTCTTTTTTCAAACGCTCGTAAATATACGCCTTACCACGTTCAGTCCAACGCATGTGCTTACTAGATTTCTTTTTGCAGGTTTCCTTATCAAAGTAAGGAGTAGTCTCGTATTCAACAAAACCCTCTCCGTCAAACTTGCTGTAAAGATACCAGTGGGTGATCAGCTTATCACCACGCTTTGACTTGCAAAAATACTGGAGACCAATATCGTGAAGTTTCGTATTCATACGTGCTGCAGTCCAGCCATATTCCTTTGCAATATCAGTAACTGTATATGTGCTGGTAGACTGCAAAACCGCATCACAGTAGTCGGAGCGAGGAGTTAGATACTCGTTCGTTTCCTTTAGCTGTTTATTTTTACTAGAAAGGGCGGCAATGCGCTTATCTCGCTCTTCAATTTTATTTTGCGCCACAAGCAGTGCGGCGGACAGAAGCTCGTCATCAGTCATTTGCTCTTGACCAATAATATAACCGCCAGTTTTGCGAATAGATGGAAGGACTTCTGATGTAACCCATCTCTTGAATTTCTGAGCAGTTTCTAATTTACTACTAAAAACAAGACTGTAAAGGCCGCTCTCGTTAATAATAACTGGGTGCTGAACTCTACCGATGGAGTCGCGGATGGCTACCCCATCATCTTGCATTTTATCAAGCGGGTCAACATGATTTTGTAAAGCATCTCTAGGATTTGAAAATCCAAGGGCTACTGCTACATCCTTGCCAACTAACCACGCATCTCCTCCAATGTCAACCGTCCGAATCGTTCCAAATTCAGGATTATCAAACATCTGCAAGGTCTTTTCGTTCATAAATATTCTCCCTTTTAATATGTATTTATATTTCAAATAAGAGTTACATAGACTCTTATTCTTCTCGTCCCCACTTGCCATAGACGGAATCTTTCTCGTCCATCAGCTTCTTAAAATATCTCAAAAAGAACGCCTGTCCCTTTGGTGTAAGTCGTGTAACATACCTAAACTTACCTTTTGGAGTTCTCTTTTTAACAACCTTAAAATATCCAAAACAATCAAAGTCTCGATACGGAGTATTCCAATATAACCCTCTTGTCTTATTAAGAAATCCTTTTTCTCTTAGGGTCTCAAATACATTATTTTGATGTGGGATGCGACCACAAACAAGAATCCCATTTTTGCTCAGAATATGTACAAAATCTAAGATTGAGATACACCCGTCAGAATCCTCAACAATTGCAGTATCGTTACTAGCGATTTTCACATCAGAGCCTGTATTATTACCATTCTTGCTATTTGGAAGAAGTCCATATTCATCCTTTATTAACTGATAAATAAATTCGCGTCCTTTGCCTGTCCAGAGAAGATATGTATGACCTTCCACTACGTCCTTAAATACAGTAATTTCCGAGACGGCATATCCGACATCCTTATACTTATCAGTAACAATCCATGATTTAGTTTCCTTGTCTCGATATATTACGCCACATTTTCCCAAAAAGTTGTTTAACTTTCTAGCACTCAAGCCACTGTAGCACTCAGCAATTTTTGATATAGATACATTCTCACTTGCATCATAACCAAAAATATCTTTCTCATCCATTTGTGCAATTCTCCTTAAATATTTCTAGCAGCATCAAATGCAGCCACATCGTTCATGAAATCATTGATATGTAAATACTTATCAGTCTTCCGCACAGTCTTAGGCTTAAATTCTCGACATTTGCATCGCACCTCATCACAAGTCGTAAAACACGGAATCTCGTACCTGCATTTCGTACAAACATGTTTCTTGTGGAACTCTGGCAAGCGTCCAGCAGCTTGATAGAATTCGTAGGTTACCTTTAAATCAATCCAGTAGGAGTTATCAATATTCATTTGCGGCTACCTCATTATAAATATAATTTTCACATGGAATTTTTTGTTCATTTGGAATGTAAATCAATGCATACACTAATTTTTCAATAACAGTTTTACTTAAAGATTTCTCAACATAATCACTACACGTCTCCGCACCATTTTGAGTGTATACGATGTATTCTTCTCGTACTTTTCTTCCGCGCTTTATATTTGCTAGTTTCGGAATGTTCTCGCAAATGGCGTCATTTAAACGGTGAACACACTCTAAACAGATTTTCTCATTTGTATTATTCCGCATACGTTTAATAGAAGTTGTATCAATTATAATATGATACATAGAATAAACTGAATCATACGGAAATATATCTGTAAATTTATTTTGTAATTCGTTATAAAAATACGATGATTTCCCACTCAAGAAAATGTCTTGCTCGTTCTCACATTCTTCACCTGAAGATTTTTTAAAGCTATGGACAACCTTGCTGAACAAATTATTATAGTCTCGTAGCTCTACTTCTGTAGGAACATGAAGCTTATCGCAACCTAACTCTTTACTAATAAAAACAGGAGTATAATTGCAAGAGATGAACTCTTTATTTTTCTTCATTTCTTCCAATGCATAATAAATGTATTCTTTAAGTGAACTGCGTACCTTTCTTTTAAAGTTAATAATATCCGTAACTCTTGCTTCATCACCATAGACTTGAGTGTAAGGCTTGTCGAAATCTTCATTTATCATTCCGCAAGCTTTTGCTATATTATCCAACGTCCAAAATACATCAATATTACCATTTTCTACTTCTGGTGAAATTTTAGATAATTGATACCGAATGATTTCTTTGATGTTTGAACCGTATTTATTATTTCCACCCTTTGATCTAGGAGATAAAATTTCAGTCTTTTGACGAATCTTTTTTACAGTGTAGCAAAAGCTTCCTTTTTCTTTTTCTAGTACAACATATCTGTTTAATTCGGCCATGATCTGTCTTTTGCTACTACCGCATACCGCACATCCGTTCCTATCCAAAATATTTAAATATTCAGACAATGCACGGAAATTTTTAAAAACCTGGCCTTCATATAATTTATCAGCCATATCTTGTGTTATATTATAAATTTTATTCATAAAGTCTCCTTATCTTTTATAAGAGCCATACCATTTAAATCCAGCACGAGGAATTCCAGAATTCGCAGGAACACGAATCATTCCATCTATAAAGAGCTGAAGAACCTCATCGCTCAACTGTCTATGCACAAAGCGAAACGGTGGTTGAGAAGCATCATTATAATATTCTGGATTCTCTTCCAATACCGCTCTACCTCTTCTGACGGCAGAAAGTGTTGGAATATTCTCACACATCGCATCGTTCATCTCATGAAAGCTTTGCTGTTGCAATTTATATTCTGTCCGTGCAGCAGATCGCTTCAACGAGTTTGGCTCAATCGTAATATGGTACATTGGTCGTGCTAGGTCATATGTAAAAATTTCCTTGAATTTATTATCTAGCTCTTCATAGAACTCATGAAGTCGTCCGGTTAAAAATACGTCTTGCTCACTCTGGCATACTCGCTCAGATGACGTGTAAAACTCATGAAGCACATTCGTATACATCTTCATATAAATTGCCTTTTGGTCTTCAGAAGGAATGTGATACTCTTCTGGGTTATGGTTTATAAACACAGCAGGACAGTCTTCAAAAAATATTTCCTTGTTTTTCGCCATGGATTTAAGTGCAGACTCAATGTATCCAACCATTGTAGATTTCGTACAATGCTGAAACGTCTCAGCATCCGCTGCTAAATTCTCTCTAAACTCATCCATTTGCTCACGAGCAATACTTTCTAATGGCGTACCAACTATCTCAGCCCAGAAGGTATCCTCACCATATAGGTCTTCTGGATATTGATAAAAATTCTTATTGGTCATTCCACAAGCTCGTAATATTGCGGCAGGGGTCCAAAAGAATTCCATCCAACTACTTCCGTCACATTCTCTAAGTAGGTGATAAGCAATCTGATTCTGCAGACGCAAGGAGAACTTTCCTTTGTTTCTAGTTTGCAATGGTGGAAGTATCTCATCCTTTGGTCGTACCTTAATGACAACAAAGCTCTTTCCGTTCTTCTGAAGTTCAACAAACCGATTGAGTTCGTCCAAGAAATGTTTCCGACTATTACCTTCAAGTGGTTTTCCGTTCTTGTTAAAGATATCAAGATATTTAGATAGCTCTAAAAAATTTGAAAATACCTGACCTTCTTTTAATTTACTGACCACTACCGATGAGACCCCATATTTTTTTTGCTCCATAGAACCTCCTACTTATATGATTTTGTAACTATTTTGTAATATATTCGTACTGACGAGTCTGTATATATATAAGGTATGAAGATACATAGTTGTCAGTACGAGTACGAATACTTTCAAGATTTCAATTTCTTCAAAAATGTTAGCGATGTCTGCGATAGGTCGCTTGCGACCGTAGCTGACCATCGATAACATTTTCCTGCCAGAGGCAGGGACCGCTTGCGGCCTCGTCCGGGAGGACTACTATAAACATTCACCACAGTCATTCCATTACTAACCCCTTTTCCGTATCCTGTATTGTATAGCTATCTACACTCATTATACCATGAGATTGCAAAAAATTCAATAGCTATCTAATACAGGATACGAATATTCCTGAAGCCTATTATAATAAGGTATGTTTCTGGGAGGTATTGTTCTCCGTAAAGGACATCCAGATGCTCTGTATGTTCCGTATAAGCTGCCAGAGGCTACAATCATGCTCCTTGTAGGCTTGGAGTCTCTGAGAGTGTCACTTAAATGCTAGATCAGTCCATTTATGGAGATAGTGGAGCACAGATGGGTACAAATAGGCATTTTATGCTCCGAAGAATGGTCATTTTCGGTACATTTATGATACACATCGGGAAAATCCGCATGAAACCTAGCTTTTTCAGCTTTTATTGACTCAAAAAGGAACAAAATAAGGGGTAAAAAGGTACAAATAAAAAGAAAAACTAGCCAAAATATAACGAAAATACGTTAAATTTTAGCTAGTTACCGAATGGGCTACCGATTGAAAAATAGCGATTTTAAGCAATTTTTAGGTATTTTGGGTGGAAAAATGAGTGATTTATGGGTATATGTAGGAGAGGGTATATGGTGTGTTTTTTGGATATTTTTGTCAGGGGAAAGTATACCCCGGGTAAGGGAAAGGTAGAGAGTGTGATGGAGTGCCGGGATAGGATAAGATGGAGATTAGGAAGGTTTGATAGGAATTGGAAAGAAGGTAATTTTTGTGGAGATGGTTGTGCAAATTGTATAGTTATATGGAATATAACAAATTGATAATTGGTAATTATGAATAAGAAAGATGTACTGGGGGCTCGGTCTGCTGCTGGGAACGTCCAAAAAATGGAAAGTATGCCCCATTCCATCCAGTGCCGGAAATGCTCATTTTCCGACACTCATTCCTAGCACTTTACTAGGAATTTTTGGTGTAGATTCAATCCCTAGTATTTTACTATGATATCAACAAGTTGCAATTCCTAGCACTTTGCTATGATATCTGATTTAATTCCTAGTAATTTGCTATGAATTGTTCGATTATTCAAATTTGAAATACTTTAACAATTTAGTACTTTACCATACTAAAATATTCCATTGGCCTGATCAGGCACTTTGCTTTATCACTTTACCACGCTAAAGCATTCCATTTTCCCTTATAAGGTAATTATAATATAAAGCAAAAATCCATTTGTTGCGTGTGCAACATTTTACGGTTAAACCGCTTGACTTTTCCGGTTTAACCGGCTATAATAGTGCCATGCTCAAGGGCAACACCGGAAAGCGGAAAACATGATGGTTCTGGAAAACCGGAAAATTCCAGTTTCCACTTTTTGACGTTTTACCGTTTGAGCGGTTCAAAAAATAGGGCTTGACAAAACGGTTAAACCGTGATACAATACAGTCAAGCTCAAGGGCAAAAGCCCAAAAGCAAAACCCAAAATCCAATAGCACATTGACAAGTCAAGACTTCTGATTTTAGCCTGTTTGGTTTAACTCTTGTTTAATTACAAGAAAAATCATGCAACAAAAGTCAAGATTAGAAGTTTACCGTATCGGCAAACATTTACTTGTTTTGTCGGTTTGGTGCGACAAGTCACAAAAAAATCGTACCTTGAATTTTGATAACACTATCTTTGCGGTAGGGGCGGAAACGCACAACCAAAAGCAAGAAAAGCGCATATTGGCAAACAAGATGTTTTAGACGCAAGTCTTTCACTGGTCCATAGGTAGACTATACCCAAGAGGATCAGCAAGGATGGTCAACAGTATGCACCTTGTATTAAAAGCGTACTGTACCACAACGACAGACAGTAGTTTGTCGCAAGTACGATCACACACATTATAGCATAAAAAAGGAGATAATACTATGTTTAACCTGTCTAACGTCTGTCTGTCCATCCGTAGCTCTAACAACAAGACTTCTACCGCAAGGGGCTATGCAAGCAATGGCAAAGCTCTTGTTAGCTTTACCAACAAGGGCGGTGTTAATACGCTCAAGGCATACCCTAAGGCCGATAAAGTGCCGTCTTATCTGTTGATGGACGAAAAAGAGTATACGGCATACGGCAACGCAATCAAGTACGTTTATAATTCCGCTTGCCACGTCAACGCAAGCACTACCAACAAAGAGGATGAAAGCATTATCAAAGTTTACACTACCGACTTCCATTCTTGCCTGTCTGATCTTGCAAACATCGTTTTTGGTGAAACTTTTTCTATGCAAGAATATCCGTCTTTTGACGCAGAAGTCCTTGCAATGGCAAAAACTTACCTTACTACCAATATGGATGGTGACGTTTCACCGGCAAACCTTCCGATCAATCGTTTTGTCAAGGCTCTTGAACCTATGCTTTTGAGCGTAGCAGCACACAGCGTTTTCCTGAAAGACTATGAACGGGACTATAACCTTGCTTGCAAGCGTTGCAACTCCCGTATCAACAAGGCAACGGCACAGCTTGATAAAGCACAGGCAGAGTATGATAAGGCACTGTCTGAACTTGACAAGGCAAAAGAGCAGATTGTCAAAGACAAGAGCGACAATACCATCAAAGCGTCTACTAAGAAAACCCACGAAAATAATCTCGACAAGGCACAGAAAGAATTTGACGCAAAAAAGAGCGTCCTTGACACCATCAAGAACACTATCAACACATGGACTATCAAGTTGGCCGATGCTCAGAAAACCTTTGAGCAGGCAAAAGCAGAGGATGAAAAGAACTCTTAAAGTCAAACCCAAAAAGTTAGCCTAAACATACCAGAATGCAATACATAATACGCCTGACGACTAGAGGTACAGGGGAAGAAGTAACCTCTACCAACGGCAAAACGCCGTCACAAGATACCATAAAAGAGGTGAAATATCTTGAAATCCTATCAAAATACGATGGGAGAAGTGCGTCAGAACACTTCTGGACACTCTATCATCTACAACGGCACAGAAGTCAAAGAGCTTGATCTTTACGGCACATTTGACGGCGTTGTGTTTGTCAGTCGTCCGTTTATCGCAATGGAAACAGGCTTTATGCCTATGTACGTCAAAACGTCTATGGGATGGACTTCTATCCATCCTTGCAAGATTGTTGACTTCCTCAAAGAAGCATACAAGGCAAGAAGTGTTTCCCTTTATGACTGGAATGCCTATCAGCAGAGCAAGAAAGAAAAGCGTCTTGCAATGGAAAAGGTCAAACAGCAGCAGAGTGAAACGGCTTTTTTCAGAGCATCACAAGCTAATGCAGATGGTTCTTTGCGCTATCATAAGAGCAAAAAACGTCTTGACGATCGCTACAATGAAGTAGGTAAAACAATTCAGAAAAAGCGTTCTCAGCGTGTCGTGTTTGGCTCTAGTGAATACGTCACAGTTTCCGGTTGGATCTACGGCAGAGAAGTCTTGATGAATAATCATAGCTTCCGCATGGATGAAAGAATGTCGTACTACATGGACGGCACTGGATGCTGTGCCCGTAATTTCGATAACAGAGATATGCGCCCTTTGAATGACGTATTCCCTGTGAAATCCGGCAAGAAAGTAAGGTGATAACTTTGAGTTTGACAGTAATTCGTCAGAATGATATAATTGTACCATCAAGAAAAGGCGGTGCAATTATGGCAAATCGTGATTATAAAAAAGAGTATCAGCAGAGCAAAGATAAGGCAAAACTGATTGGCTTGAAAGTTGATGCTGATTTCTTTGATGCTTTTACCGCTAAGGCAGAGCTGAACGGAACAAACAAAAACGCGATTCTGAAAGCCTGTGCAGAAGCGTACACTTATGGAAATCTCATCATTGATGAGAATGGAAAACCTAAGATTGTAGACTAGCCCTATAACCCACGCAACGAAACGTCTTGCAAAATCATGCAAGGCGTTATTTTTATACCATAAAATGAATATTTATGCAAATAATATTCAGAATATTCAATGATGAGTACAATGAAAACACATCAGAAAATCACATAAAAGAGGAGATTTATTATGAAATTTGTCAGAATCAACGGAGAGAATCACGCCGGTTATGCTCTGCTTGATATCATCGAGCACAAGACAACCAGCATGACCGTAGCAGAATTGATTGAAGCTCTGTCCAAGTGCAGCCCGGACGCATACGTTACGTTCGGAAATCAATATGACGATTATATCGTCGAAACCGTTAGGGAGGTGTGACGTTATGGCAATTTTAGCAATTGAAAGCGCATTGGATGTTGCAATCATGTTCAATGATACGGATATGATTACAATCTATCAGGAAGCCCTAGCAGAAGCCGGTGTTGAATACGTCAGCACCGCAAAATGCTGGATTGAATAAGAAAGGATGTTTGTTATGGATTATTTCACCGCAAAAGAAATGTTTGTCCTTGGTATCGTTCTGGGTGCAAGCCTTGTTTTGATTTTCACGCTGATTTTGAAGGGAGAAATGTAAGATGGCAAAAATGAAACTTGATCCTGTTTATCCTGATATCGTTAATCGCTTTCAGTATGTGAAAACGACTAACGCAGACGCTTGGCAAAAATATGTTAAGAGCGTCATTGCAGAGAATGAGTACAATGACCTGTTGACCCGGATTGCGTGGGATTTACTCATGTATGTGTATACTTCTGATACGATTTCTGGGTGGTACGATAAGTATAATGTACATGATTCGCATATCACAACGGCAGTCAAAAAGGCTTACATTGAAGTCTTTGGAATGCCGTCAGAATAAAAGATATGTTTTAAGGAGGGTTTGATATGACCGCAAGAGAATACTGTCAGAGCCATCCTGTAACCGCTTATGATAGCAGTTATGGCCGGTGCGGTGGATTTCAGATTCATGGTGACATTCAGTATGGCATTGATGATTACCTTTATGGTAAATCGGGTGTTCTGTGCGATGATGAGAAATATTTTCACTACCATCACCTGAAAATCATCTATGCACCGTCTGGCAGAGCATACGTCAAGTGTTTTGGCAAACGAATCTATCTTGACGAGTGCATGAGAGTGTAAAGGAGAACGCAATATGAAAAGAGGTCAGTGGTTTATGAACGATGAGACCGGTGTTATCACCAACATTCACCGGGAAGCTGTCGAGTGGTATCGGCAGGGTGCAAACATTTCCATCTGGATCAACGGCGTGGTTGTGTGCCGTTGGGGTCATTGATAAGAAAGGAGAATGCAAGAATGCGTGCTACTGTTGAGGTTTACGAGAATAATGCAGGCGGTATCTTTGTTGCCGTCTTTGGTCAGAATGGCTTGAAAAAGCTGTTTGCTGTTAGAATCCCCTATAATGGCAATGATAGGGTGGAATTTACCAAAACATTCTACCAAGAGGCACAGTATGGGTGTCCTAGTATGGATGAGGATGACTACAACGCAGCAGATTTCTCTGGGCTATCCATGGACGATGCTTATGATGATATCTGCGGTGGCAGCAACCTAATCGCAGAGTTTTACGACAATCGTGTTGTAAACCTGTATCCGGCAGACATGGGCGTTGCCGGAATGAAGCTGTTTGGTATTGCCTAAAAAGAAAGGAGTTACATAAAATGAGACTTATTCATATCATTGCAACTGTTATTGCTAGCATTTCTATGCTGGTAAACTGCATGACCGCAAATGCAACAAATTCTGTGAAAACTCGATTGCAGAATCGTTATGTTCTGGCTGGTCATGTGGATGAAATCGATGTATTCCGTAATGGAATCAAGACGGTCCATGTTGTTGATGAAAACGGCGAGGAATGGCTGTATTCCTACGCAAGTATGGAAGAAGTCCCGGCTCATGGTCAAAAAGTGACCATGATTATGAACAATAATGGAACAGAAACCATCTACGATGACACCATCGAGGATGTTCTGTGGGCACGGCCTGATGAAGTGAATGTCGATTGATGTTCACAAAATGCTTACAAAGAAACAACGTATCAACGCACTAAAATGTGACGTTAATAAAATCTACATTTTAGTGCTTGACAAAATTAGTAGTATCCTGTATTATGTAGCTAGAAAAGGCAAGTCCGTCATAGGACTTTTATTTTTACCGTATAGCTATATAATACAGGATACGGAAGAAAAGGAGAGTCGATTATGTTAGTTACAAAAGAGAACGAGCGTCTGTACCCCGATAGCTGGAGTTATAACATCGCATTGATTTTGACTGAACTTGCAAAGATTGTTGCAAACAATGGCGGAAAGGTTAAGCCGTTATACAATGCGATTATTAGCAATCGTAGTGTTACAGCTGCAATCCATGATTATCAAAACAAGCTTGATCGCTTGTATACACTTGATAAAACGGAAGAGATTGATAAACTCATCGCAAAATTTACAGCAGAGCTGGAAAAGTATAAGGCGATTAACAACGAACCTATCACAGTAACTCACACAAGCTATATTAGCTTTGTGCTTGATGGAATGTATTACAGCTATTCTACCGATGACAATCCGTTTTTCCCATTTTACGCAATGAAAACACCTGTTAAAGATGGGAAGTATTCTAAGGATGCTTGTTCAGTAGAGGATGAGAAAGAATGGCTTTACGATTGTTTCCTTTATGCTAATTGCAGTGATGCAGACCGTAAAGAAGCAGCAAACTTAATTTTCAATCAACTTGTGAAAATGCCTGTATCTGTCATTCGTCGTGATAGTAAACGATGCAGAGTAAGTAATACATACAACAGTGGTTATCATTACGAAACTATTTATGGGCCTGAACGTTTTGGAACTATTGATTTCTAAGAAGTGAAAGAAAATGACTGATATGCAAGAAAAGATGTGGGACACGCTGGTTGAAATGTCTGGTGAGGATGTCGCAAGAGCATTTACAAACTTCTTTGGCAACCAGCTTTTGAGCGAGGATTTCCATCAGTTTTTGGTGGATGAAGGTTACATAGAAAGCGAGGACGAAGAATGATTATTGATTCTATTCTCGATCGCCGGGATGGCAGACACTACAGTGCATACGACTTCTATCTTGAAGTCAGAAAGTATGAATGCCTAGGTGTTGGAACTCACGGTGAAGATATCTCGTTGGCAATGGACTATGGTGATAACCGTGATGTGCAGCGTGTTCTGTGTCAGTACATCCAGCGCAATGGATACCCGGCAGACATTGAGAATTACATAAGAAGTCATATCTGGGTAGTGTGAGCAGCAGATGCTAGGTGATTAGCGGTACTAGGGCAGACATAACCGCTACCAATGCAAAAGCATAAAAATATAAAAAGGAGTGTTAGATATGAATACCTGTGAAAGAATTTATAGAAAAATGGACGAGCTTGCAAAAGAGAATGCCAAAGCGGCAAGTCGGGAAATGAAATTATTTCTTAAAGAAACAAGAGCTGGGCATAATGAAGCAGCAGAAATTCATTTTGATAACCGTAAACAACTTAAAGCAGAACGAAGAGGAATGCTCATGTTATTCAATGAGGTAACAAGAATTTTCGAGGAACAAGGGGAAAAGTATGAGTTTGATATCTAAAATCATGCTTTTATAGGAGATGAAAATATGAAAACTGTATATGTTATTGCCGTAAAGCATTTATTCGACTACGAAGGAAACACTATTAATCGTTGGGAGTATGTTCAATTTGGTGAGTGTGGGTACACATTTTTTACTGAATCCGTTGATGGTGCGCAGCACTTTTATTCTATTGATAAGGCTCAAAAATGGTTTGATGAAATCGGTCATGGACTTATCTTTTACGGAAATTGTAAAGGTCAGTATAATTTGGAGTCTCTTTGTATTAAGAGCGTTGTTTTCCGAGACCCTATTGTGAATTTTGTAAAAGATTTGGATTTCAAAAACTGCTAAAACAGATATTTTACAATGATTGAGGTGATAAATATGACTGAAAAAGATAAGCGTGTTTTGAAGTATGCGATTGATAATTTGATTGCAAGAGAAAATAACTTGTGCGAAGGATCTTGTAAAAACAATCCAGTACATAGAGCAGAACGTGAACGAGATCGTGATTTGATTATCTTTGGCATTCGTGATGTTTTGTGCGAGGTTGAGCGTCTTGAAGAACAAGAGAAAGAGATGCTGGAAAAGGCAAAACATGAAGTGGTTCAGTTTTGATTGAGGTAATAGAAAATGTATACTAGCGAAACTGTAAAACAGGTTAACGATTGGATGATTAACAGCATTTCCGACTGGATGGTCGAAAGTGGAACAAGAAGCACCACAGAAGGTAATTGGATTATTCATGTTTATGAAATCACTAGAAAATTCAATGTAACAAAAAACTGGATCACAGCATACCGTGATGAAATTATTGATGCTCTTTATAAGCACAATGCAGTTGCAGATGTGACCTACGGGTGGTTCCCTGATGGTGATGTGGAATGTTTCGATATTGATTTCTATTTGAGTTTTTGTCAGAACCTGAGCGATGAAGATTGAGGTGATAAAAATGGATACTAACATAAACCATTTTAACAGTAGAAAAGAATACATGGATCTAGTTTATCACAATTCTGATCCGTTTGATTTTTGGGAAGAAGTGCGAAAATTTCACAAGGAACGTGAGCAGGAGGAAAAAGAACATGACCAACACTGAAAAGAATATCGTTCTCGCAGCTCTTTCTTCCTATCGGCGTAAGCTGATGGATCAGAGCGTTTCATTCCTTAGAGCTGGCAATCACGAGGATGCAAAGCAGTCAACGATGGAAGCAGCCAACGTGAATGCGCTGGTGATTAAGTTCACAAGAGAAAAGGAGCTTGCAATATGAGAAACCTGTCTAAGCAGAACCGTAAGAAAATTTTTGATTTGATCAAACGCGATTGCACATTTGTTGGCTCTTACGATTTGGAACATTCTGAAGAAAGTGTTTTGACTTATCTCCCGAAGCCCGGCACACAGATTCACAAAGATGTTGAAGAGGTTCGTGTCATAAAGAACCGCAAGACTGGAAACTGGGTTGAATCCGTTGTTGATGTGCGTTGGTATTACGGTATGACTTGCGCTGATGCAGAGATGATTGAACGCAAATATCAGTGCAAATCTAACAAGTGAGGGTGTGGAATATGAATAGCGAAAATAAGATTGTTGTGATCAGTTGGAATGGGAAGTCTTGGGAAATGACACCTGAACAGATTGAGGCGGCATACCGCTACAAGGAACGTCAGTATCGCATTGATGATGCTTATAATCAGCTCGAACTTAATGCAGACTGGATTGAAGAAAAATATGGCTATTCATACAATGAAATTATTGAGTTTTCGGAAGAGTTAGCTGAACGATTTCAGGATGATTTTGATTGCAATGAATCAGAAAATGACGCATGGATTGACCGTATCACAGAAATGTTTAACGCATATGGCAGAAAGGAAAATAACAATGACTGATCCTTGCCGTTATTGCGTGGCACCGGAGCGTTATCCTGGTTGCCACGACCATTGTGAGAAACTGAAAGCCCATCGTGAAAGTGACGAGTATAAGAAGCTGTGCGAATATAAGAATACATACCTAAAAAGCCATTCGACAGCAAGCTCTTCTCAGATTAACAAAGCGATGCGGTATTTCAAATATAAAGGTTATAGCCTTTATGGATTTAAGAATGTTGGGAGTGTTTGATATGAGAGAAAGATACGATGAAGTATTAGAGGGCTATACCATACTTGAAGATGAATTAAAAGAAGAATCGGAATTTGATCGGTTGATGGAGAGTTCGTATCAAAAGTGGCTTGATACACTTGATGAAAGAGTAAGCGATTCATTAAGAATAATGGATATGGAGGTTTAATAAAAATGAGAGAATTTGAAGGTTTTATTTTTCCTAACGGAAGAATTGTAGCGATTCCTGAAGAGGAATATATGGCAGCTATCGAAGCAAGAAAAGAAATTCTTGTATTTTGTGGTGGATGGGCTGGTGGATACGCTAGAGCGTTTGGTGCAGATAAGGAACAGGATATTTATGAGCCTGACAAAACTTGTTACATGGTCTATTCGTATGATGTCATGGATAAGACCTTTACGCCAGAAGATATGAAGCGGTTCGCTAAAGTGATTGTCACAAATGGTATCCGTGTGTATATGAAAACAGGTGAGTCGGCCAGTGATTATTATTCTGGAACCTTCTGTGACTGCGATACAAAAAACAGACTCGAAGAACATTACCCTGACACTTGTAGCAACGATATTGAACAATACGATTTCAGTGATTGTCAGACAGTTGATTTTGATATGACGGTTCGTATGCTGGGTGCCGATGATAAAGATTACGAAGGTATGGTAAAGATGCTTAAGGGGATTTTGAGGTGACAAAATGATAAAACGTGACTTTGAAAAGTATGGAGCCAAGTTTCATTTAAATGATTTCCGTCGTAATGAATTCGATGTTCGTTACACACTACTTTATTTTAATGAGGCTATGGGATGCTGGGACGAGTGTTGTCACGTGTCCACTAAAAAAGAAGCAATTGACGCAGTTGATTATATGAAAAGATGGAAGATAAACGCATTTAGAGAATAACAAGAGGAGTGATAAAATGTGGGTTTTAGTTGAAAATGAATATTCTAAAAAATATGGAATTGGGTGCGCAACCTTTTTTCGTGACAAACAATTAAAAACAGCAATGGTTATGTATAAATATAATGGCCGTAGCGTTATGTTTTGCTATTCCGAGTACGATAATAAGATTCTATCTGACGGTGATAAAAACGAAATTGAGATGACAATCAAAAAGAAACTCAACTTTTGGGAGGATTAACTATGTGGGATTTAATGGGTAACAATTATTCAGAAGTATACGGTATTGGATATGCTTTACTGAATGGAATTTCAGCTGGGTTTTATGTGAGTGTCATGTACAAGGATCTTGGAGATGAAATTTACTTCTATTATCTTGATAATGCTCCTTACGGAGAACTTGATGATAATACCAAAAATAAAATTGAGGATATTATCCGTGATGACCTTAACAAGCGTCATATTTTTGGGGAGGACTGATTATGTGGGATCTGAGGGAAGTTCACGCTTGTTTTGATGGTGAAGGCTGGGTTTGGAATGAATCTTTCCATCACAAGAATGTGTTCGTAGACGCGAATGAAGATCCGAAAGAAATCTTTTGGCAGGAATGTCAGATGTTCTTTCTTCAGGATTATCTAAGCAAGTGTGAAATCGTGGATGATGGCGATATTCTGGAGCTTCAGTTGAAAGATTCCGGTGAACCGGTTCTTGCTATGATGATTGCAGAGTAAAGGAGAATAAATTATGAAAATTCACCCTAAATATATTGATGTTTTGGAATCGCTGGATTGGCGCGTATGTGACTATACAGGTGATGGCAGAGTTGAAATTGAAAATTATTCTCCAGCAGGAGAGGACTTAATCGTTTGTGTGGAGGTTGAAAATTTTCCTGAATCAGTTTATGAGTATGCCTGTGATTTTGATGCTGATGAGCACGCAGAGATGTGGGTGGGGCATCGTGGGGAAAGAGGTTGTCCTTCTAGCGTCAGAGAACTTATTGACGATGCTGATGCTATTAAAGAAATGTTGGAAGAATTAGCTAATAGACTTATGGAGGTGGAATAAATTATGACTCGTTTTTATCTTAATGCGGGTGCTCTTGGCCGTTGGATGCACCAGAATAAAGCACAACACACTGGTGCTTATGTTGAAGGTGTTTTGGTCGATAGCTTTGTTGTCGAAACAAAGCGTGGTGTTGCAGCTATCTATGAACACTATCTGAATGAGTGGACAAGCAACTATTATGTTGAGTTCACCGATTACAAGAACGGTTTTAAGAATGGAGAGGTCGATAAGATTTGGTCTGATTGGTACGCTTTTGAAGAAAAGGCAAGCGCATAAGAGGTGAGTAAAATGTATGTGCTTCTCGCTTACGAAAAGGATGGCGGCTATTATGACGAACTCTTTAGAAATAAAGATCTGAAATATGTTGAGGCAACAGGTATGGGATTGATACCCGTTCTAAAAAACAACACACTACGAGCTTGTAATGGAGAACCTTACGATTGGCTCGAAATTTGGAATTATGAAATGGATGATATTGAACCGCTGTTGATTATTACGGCAAATGGATGCTTATAAAAGGGAGATTTTAGATATGGAAAAACTGTATTGCTATGATAATGAAATCATAAAATGGACTTACGGCGACAATCTATATTGTTTGCATATCCAGCACGATGATGAAGCAGATAATAATCCTCGTTGGTGGGATGACCACGATTCCGTGATGGCTTGTTTTCATTCTCGTTATCATCTTGGTGATAAGATTGATGCGAGTACGGCAGAAGATTTTTGGAATAATCTTGTTTACGAGTATTGCTCCGATGAAGAAGTTTTAGATGCACTTTTTAACATGAAGTTGGAAGATACATGTGCCATTGTTGATGAAAATTATAGTGACGAAAAACGATACGCCATCTGTGGTATCGGAACTCTTTTTGATGAAAAAGTTTCTGTAAATCCAATGTATGTTGGTCTGAAGTATAACGAAATTGTTATTTATGTCCATGGTGAATTGTCTATTCGTGATTGTCAGATTCTTCTTGATAAGCATATTGCATGGCTTCCTCTTTGGCTGCATGACCATTCTGGCTTGTCTATGGATTGTGATACCCGGTTCAGAGGTTCGTGGGACGATAGCAATGTTGGTTGGATTGTAACCGCTATTACGGATGGTTCGGATAATACCAAAAATGAAGCAGAACGAATCATGCGTGATGAGGTGAAAACTTATAGCGATTATCTTTCCGGTGAGAACTACGGCTATATGCTTTATCGAGAAGAACACGGAGAATGGAAGGAGATTGATAAAGCATTCGGATTTATCGGTTCCGATGTGTTTGAAAACGGTATTGTATACAGTGTTGGTTGTAGTCTTGAAAAGGCATTAAAGGAAGATCGGTGCCGTATCGGTGATGCAGAGAAGGTTGTGACCGTCACTTATAACTTTGATAAATGTTGAATTTTAGGAGAAGATATCATGGATGACAATATGATGGAACGTCAGATTGCTGATTATATGGTAGAGTATGGCACTAAGAATACGGATTCTGGTATGTGGGGGTTTGAAGTTGACGAGTTGGTATCCGTATTTAGCATTTCAAAGAAATGGATTCAGGAGCACGATGATGGAATTATGTCTGAACTATATTTAAGGAAAGAGGTTGAAGATGTTGAACAGACATGGGATGGAAGTGACTGGCATCTTGAGAATTTTGACGTTTATTTCTGCACTGATTTTTGCCCTAACTACATTGAAGATGAACAGGAAAAAGATTGCGGCGTAGATCAATATTGGTTTGCTGAAACACGTTGGTGTATCGATGACGTTATTGATGCAGCGAAGAAAAAAGGAACTGTATTGACTCCGCAACAAGCTGAGTCGTGGTGTGAAAAGAACGAAAAGTGGTTCAAGGATATTCTTACTGAGTATGGTAATGAGATTCTTTTTAATGCAAATTTTAGTGAGGTGTAAATATGTGGTGTGTTATCGAATGTGGTTCTAAAGGTGAAATTTTTGAGCCTGAGTTTTTTCAAAACGAAAAAGAAGCTATGAAATATATCGTGAATGATTCGAAAGAATGCTATGCAATGTATTCTGACCTTCCTAATGTTCTGGCTTATTATGATAGTGACGAACTCGAAGCACAGGTTTGGACGGATGAATTTAGTTTCAGATGGAAAGCATTTGATATTTCTAACAAATTGATGTAAAAGGAGAGTTTTATTATGAAATATGACACTCAAGCGATGGCCGAGGTTCTTTGTAAAACAGCAGGCGTTGAATATAGCTCTGATTTGGAAAAATTGCTGTACCATTTAGATGTTCAAGCACGAAATCCTTACAATGCAGATTTTCGGCGTACAGGTTTGGCTATCATTGCAAAAGTGTGTGAGGAGTTGGAAAAACGATAATGTATTACCATCTTGAATACTCTGTCAGACACTTTATGTACGGCGATACATATAGAGGGCATGAAATCTATCCCACAAAAGAGTTGCGTGATGCAGAGCTTGACTGGATGAAAACGTGTTACAGTAAGCCGACAGAACTTGTCTATGCAACGTATGAAACAGAAACACTTAATGAAGATAAGATAATAATATAAAGGAGAATGAATATGAGTAATTTGAAATATAGCTGGAAATATGGTGAAAACAAATATCAAAAATACTATGATGTTCGTATCGGAGAGGATTATCTTTGCGTCTGGCAAAACAGATGGGAGCCGGATATTTGGATGGGGATGTCCCGTGATAAAATGATTCATAACAAAACAAAGAATAATAAATATCGTCGCAAAGAAAAACTTCCTTTGAATACACATTGGAGCGAACTGCGATGTGACACTATTCTTTGTAGTATTGATCCTGTTTATATGATGAAAAAAGTCGAATATTGTTATCGTCATAATATTGATGAAATTTCAGAATAAGGAGAATGAATATGACGGCACGTGAGATTGCAGAAGATTTTATTTCTAAGATGAATCCGTCTAGGTGGGCTGGTGTAGGTCAAAAACCTGATAACTTTGACACTAGAATTAAAACATACACCATTGATGGCTTTTATGAATATGAGCTTGATGTTTCATATGATGAAGATGAGCTTGGTTACGTTGTTATGCTTGAAATAAGATGGGCAGACGATGGAGAGTTGATTTACGTTCTTAACACTCAAAGGGTTAATTCTGAAGATGCAATCGAATACTCAATCAATTCTCTTATTGATAATCTTTAATAAAATCGAGGTTTTATATATGTTTGAACTTGACAGAATTTATCTTCGTAGAGATTGTATTGTGGTCATTGAAGAAAATGGTGAAAAGAGTGTGATTACTTCGAGTGTGTCTGATTTGGTAAGACTGTATCACAATGGTGGATATCAGTGTCCTAACGACGATGCAAAAATTCTTTATTGTTCTATCTGTGATTTGAAAATGAAATGCAGAACATTCGGAGAACTTATGAATATGTTTGACAAAATTGTAGCAGAGTGTTGTTGAGGTTTTAGATATGAAAAACAAAACGGTTATTGTTTGCTATGACGATACGATGTGTAATGGTCCTTATCGTGTAGAACACAAAACAATGGAAGATGCAGTAGAGTCTGTTAATAATGATTTTGAAAGCCTGATGAAAGAGCTGCGAGATGAAGGCTATGAACCTGAATGGATTCGTGATGGTCATCATATGCTTGAGGTCTATGTTCCGAATACGTCTATTAACGCATGGTGGGATTTTGAGTAAGGAGAACATGTATTATGAAAAGTTATTTGTTTAATATGAATAATGTGTTTTGTGTTACGACAGAAGCAAGCAAAAAGATTGTTATTATTGATGAAGACTTTATAAGCAAAAACATGGTTCTTTATTACTTGTGTGAACGGATTGTTGATCTTGAAAATGCTGGTTATTTAGTTTGTGGTGTTACAGAACTAAATCCAGACGGTTCTCATCCAAAGGTCGCATTTCGAAATACTAAAGAATATAAGAAAGCAAAGAAGGAGTATAAGCGATAATGAACGTTAATGAAATTCGTTATTTTGAACGTAGGATGACCGACAGCGCATTTAACGATGCTGTGAAGTACGATCCAGCGATTGCAGTTCGTGCAAAGCGAGCATGGGTTATGAAGATACAAGGGCTGATTTCGTTCCGGGAGTACATTTCTTGCTTGCAAGATATTACCTGCAACGCACGAATCTTTTGGAAGTATCAGTTTTAAGAGGAGGAAACAAAGTGTTTTTGCTTATCAATATTTATATTGCTAAAGGTGAAGAATCGTTCTTACCTGAAATTGTTTATAAAGAATCGTTTGACACTTTTGAAGATGCAAAAGACGAGATGGAAGAACAGGTAGATGATGCTCTATCAAATCATTACTACGAAGGTCATGAAGACGATAATTGGGAACCTGATATGGTACATCTCAAGAATGAGGTTCGTATTGATTCGGAAGATGGATATGATTGGTGGCAGATTATTGAAGTTTGATAAAACAGTTCTTCTAGGAGGAAACTAATATGAACGAAAAGCGATTTGCAATTGATACGCCTATTGGAAGAATTGTTGCAGAGGGTTTTACAGAGCCATATCCTGAAATTGTAATTTACCTTAAAAGAAATGATGGCGAAACAATCAACCTGTCCAGTATCAATTACGAAAGTGGTGGTGGTGATATTGAAAATTATCTTTGGATGGATGTACTCAGTGACGAGTACACAGATCATAAGAGTTGGCCGTCTGAAGATTTGACCGCAGATTTTTCTTAACAAACATAAAGGAGTAAAACAAAATGACTACTAATAATCCTATGACCGTAATAACCTCTAAGCCCTTCGGTGCACTGAACGTGGATGTATACCAGAATGATAAGCACCAGTATTACATGACTCGTGAACAGATTGGTGCAGCGCTAGAGTACAATAATCCTAATAAGGCAATTCAAAACATCCATGTTAAGAATACGGATCGTCTTGACCCTCTTTCAACATTCCTCAAACTGAGGAAAGTTGAGGGCGGAATCACGAAGGAACGTGAATATATTGTTTACAGTTTGCGTGGTGTTATGGAAATCTGCCGTCTGTCACGTCAGCCGAAAGCAGATGCGTTCATGGATTTATGCTGGGACATTATGGAATCTCTGATGCGTGGTGATTCTGTTTTGGCTACTCCTAAGATGGATGCTGCACTGAGCAAAGAATTCATTGATGTAAGACTTCACGCTCTGTTTGATAGTATGAAGAACCTTCAGAATGAACTTAATTCCACCCGTAAGGATCTCAGTGAACAGATTGAGGAGGCTCGCGCCACCAGCAATGAAGCGCTGAATGTGATTAGCAGCGTATCTCAGTGTGTCCATCAGATTAAGGACAAGCAGATGGATGATGCGATTCGTTCTACTAGAAACTTCACTCCTCGTAAGGATGTGATGAGTGACTGGCGTAAGAAGATGTATGAACGTATCAATGTGATTGCCGCAATCAATGAAATGAAGGTTCAGGATGTGTTCCGTGATATTTACGAATATATGAATCGTGTCTATACCTTCGTTATTGAGGAAGAGCGCAGAAAGTATTGTGCAAGAACCGGTCGCACTGGTCACATTCCTACGATTGATGTGGTTGAAGCAAGTACGATGTATAAGTCCATCTTTGGTGCCTTGGTTGAAGATTCGTATACTGAAGCAATCAATAAGAAGAAGGAAGAGACCGCTGATCAGAAAGCTCTGCCTGAAGCTAAGGCTGTTGAAGCAGCTCCTGAAGTGGATGTTTGTGTTGCTCCTGTGATTGATGTAGAAGCCAAGGAAGTTGAACCTGAGCCGGTTGTAGAGGAGAAGCCTAAGAAGCAGACTGAGACGGCAAAGATTCTTTTCCCTATTATGCTTCCTCTGGCAGAAAAGCTTGGTGATAAGCCGCAGTACAAGCACACTTACACTCTGATTTATGAGCGTATTGGCTATAAGAAAATGAATAATTTGTTTGTGGCTTACGAAAAGGCACACGGTAAGGCACCTCATCCGAAAACTAAGGTGTTTATCGAAAATGAAAAGAGCCTCGCGCTGTTTAAGAAGACTGTAAAGCAGCTGATGAAGGAACAGGAGAATAAGTAAATGTATGTAATATCGAATGGTCACAACTACATTATGAAACGGAAGGGAGGTCGAATCTGCGCCACCTGTGATATCAATCTGGCATTACAGTTTGAATCCAAGGGACTGGCGATTTGTGAAATCAACAAACTTCCCGCCGGGTATAAGAACGGGCGCTACGCACCGAAGTCTATGGATGAAGCTACCATCGCAGGCAAGAGTCCAAATATAACGGCTCCGGCTGTAAAGCCAAATACATACGCATTTCACATGGAAGATTCTGAATGGCTGGCGGAACTTAAAAAGAATTTGGTTATCACAGATAAAACTATGTGTAATCTGAAAGAGATGTATTCAAAAGTGTACGGTGATTTGACTGCTGCAAGTGATGAGATTGATGATCTTGAGCACGCTATTGAGTTCAAAACTGTGAATGCAGCACAAGGTTATCAGCTTATGGCAGAACTCAAAAGAGCTCGCCGGAGGCGTAGAGAAGCTAAGGACGCAAAGCTTTTGCTTGAGATCGTTATGAATACAGAAACCAGAGAATGGGGAGATGGCAAGCTAGAGACTGCTATTGAGCAACTTGGCACTCGTCAGTTTACTCCGAAGGTTCGTAATGATCTATTTGAAAAGAATTGAGGTACATAAAAATGAAGGTCTATATTTTGCACGAATGTATTGATTCTAGCGATTTTTACGCAGAAGATAATGTGATTATGGTCACAAAGGATAGAGTCAAAGCAATTGATAAAATGGTATTCCTGTTCAATGAAAGCAAGGATGACCTACAGCCTGTGAGCGATGATGAGACGTGGTGCGAAGCTGCGGAAGCATCTGTTGTTTGTAGTGGTGAAAGTTATTATCGTCATCACTGGAAGATTAATGAATTCGAGGTGTGAGTTATGCTCAAATATGGAAATATAACGTGTAAACGTTGTGGTATTACATGGTATGGACCAAAATGCGGAAAGCTTTACTGTGAAGAGTGTCGTAAGGTTGTAAACAACGAGAAGAGTCTCAAATGGTACAGAAGTAATAGAGAGCTTGTTGCAAGGAATCGTGCAGAGAGAAAGGCAATGAGGTGAATGTGATGAGTGCAGTTGTTGAAAGAAAAGAAGAACAGATATCTAAATTGATCTATTTTAATCCGAAGCCTTCTGTTCCGGCTAAAAAACGTGGTGTTACAAAAAGTAAGCAGAAGCGCAAGCGTAATATTTCTCCAATTAGAAGCTTGGATGATGTTCAAATGATTTCGGAATACTTCTGGGATAAAAAGCAATATCGCAATTGGTGTCTATTTAATGTAGGTATTGCAACTGGTTTGCGTGCTAGTGATTTGCTCAAATTGAAGGTTTCCGATATGTCTTATTGCCTTTATAATGGAAAGATTGAAGTGGTTGAAGACGCTGGAGTTTGCATCGTTGAAGAAAAAACATCTAAATATCGTGAAATCATTCTTACTCCAGAAGCGAGAGATATCGTTGAAACATACATTAAGATTGCGAATCTTGGATATGACGATTGGATGTTTCCGTCTCGGCAGGGGAGTTGGAAAAAGTCATTGAGGACAAATGGTGGAGATGGGAAAACTGGTATTCCTCATATTGCAGAACCCAAAAAGGCCGGTGATCCTATTGATGTTGATTCTTTTGCTCGTATCCTTCGTAATGCTGGCAGAGATTTGGGTCTTAATTACAAGATTGCATCTCATTCTTGCCGTAAGACATTTGGTTATCGTGAGATGTGTCTTAATAAGGATGACAACCAGGCATTATCTTGGATTCAGGGTCAGTTGAATCATAGTAGTCAGGACATTACATTACGGTACGTTGGTTTTGATGAGGATAAGGCAAAAGAATATTATAAGAAGACTTTTTATGGTGTGAATACACACAGCTTGGAAGACTGAGGTGTATGATGGCTGATACTTATATTAAAATCTGGGATACTTACGAGAGCTACTTCGAACCCCTTAGTGCTGCTGAGGTGGGGCGTCTGGTACTGGCGATGATGAAATACAAATCGTCTGGAACGGAGCCTGAACTTAACGGAAATGAGCGGTATGTTTGGCCTGCTGTGAAGAGAGATTTGGATAAAGATGCCGAATACATCGAAGGTAAGAGGATTTCTGGTAAAGCTGGTGGTTCATCAAGCAAGCGTAAGCAAAACGAAGCAAACGCAAGCAAAACAAAGCTAGAAAAAGAAAAAGAGAAAGAAAAAGATAAGATATCGTCTTCGTCTTGTGATGAGATGACAACGACAAAACCTATCGAGGATGTTTTCCGAGAGAATATCGGGAAGCTTGGTGCTACTGGTCAAAAGGCTTTAGCAGAATATGTTGAGCGCATGGGTGACGAACTTGTGCTTGCTGTGATTGGTAAGTGTTCTGATCTCGGCGGTAGCACATGGGCTTATGTGCGAAAAGCTCTTGATGAAGTAGAATCTCTTGGTTGCAAGACTGCTGATGATTATCGCCGGGCTTGTCCGATAGGGAGTGGTCGTAACACGAGAGTGGATAGACAATCTCCCAGTGGGAATGATTGGCTAAAAAATGCAACGAAACGTCGTTCACTAGTTAAAAGAGAACTGGAAACAGCATGAGTGGAGGTTTAAATTATGGGACTGTTATTCGGTTTGGGTTTGCTTGGTGCAGCGTTTGGTATTGATGCAGTGAAGCAAGCACCGTTTGATAGGGCATATCGCCGTCTGGAAAATGAATGGGGAACTTGTACATCGGAAGAGAGTAAACGATGTGATGCTCTGAAATATGCCGTACAGAACGGTTTGTGCTTCGAGAATGAAAAGAAGCCTGTGATTGAGTGGCAGAAGCTGAGGGATCTTCAGTGGAAATATCAGCTGGCTGGCATCTCTTGGCCGAGAGAATCTGCGATTCGAGATGTGTGCCGTCTGGCGGCTCGTGACCGTGGATTTGAGTACAAAGGCTATCTGCGAAACACGTTGACGTTTGGTTATATCACTGATCCGAAAAATATTTGCAAGCTTGGCATCGTAGATTGAAAGGAGATTTGAAAATGAATAACACTCGTAGAAAAGCTATTAAGCAGACCATTGACCATTTTTGTTCCATCCGTAAGAAGCTGGAGGAACTTGTATCTGAGGTCGAAAGTGTAAAATCCGATGTTGAGGATATCCAGTGGGAAGAAGAAGAGTATCGTGATAATATGCCGGAGAACCTACAGGGAAGTGAACGGTATGACAAAGCAGATGAAGCTTGCACAAACCTGTCCGATGCTGTGGATGCTCTGGATGATATGATTGGTGCGTTGGATTTTGATTTTGGAGATGTGACTACATCTCTTGAGGAAGCAATGGAATGATTAAGACCACAAACCCATTAAAGAGAAGTGCATGGGCTGTGTTCTTGTACAGAGGCAGACAAGTTTATTCATATCTTTTGCGTAATAGCAATCTTGGCGACAAGGAGCGTATGGTAGAACTGCTGGCACGAAGATACATGACAGAGCCTGAGAATATTGTTGTAGATATTGAATTTAGAGATTGAGGTGATAGAGAATGACCGCGTTTGTAATGTTTGCTTTTAATGTGGTACTGATAATAACAGTGAATAATAGTCCGTTTGCATTTTGAATGGGAGGTAAATATGAAAAAATACTTAAATTACCAACGAGGGCTGTTTGGTTTTGGTGGAGCCAATGGAATCAGTAGCAGGATTGAATTTTGCGGGAAGTGCATTCCTGGATGGAAGATTTTTTATGAAAAATATGGTTACAAATATCCTTGGCAAATGTGGTTTAGGAATCCATGGTTTGATAATCGTAGCGGCTACGATAAAATGCTTGACCAGTATAGATTATGGTTCTGTTTTATGTGGTTCAGTTTCGATATTCGTATTGGAAAACGTAAATATGATAAAACCTAAATTCTTTGGAGGAAAAACTAAATGATTATTACTATGTATCGAAGAAAATGGAAATTCTCGGTAATGAACGCAGAAGATGCAGAAAACTTTATCCGACAGCCACATTTTGAACGAATTCGGTTCATCTCAATCACTGAAGCTAATGGTTATCATATTGATTTTCATAAGTGTAAGGGCAATATTACTTTTCTACCGCTGAAGTTTGATGATTGCACTACTGATTTAGAAGGCACCTGTATCACTGATGTTCAAGCTAAGAAAATCGTGAATTTTGTTCTGGACAACCATGAGGAAGATAAGACAGATTGGTTCTGCGTGAATTGTGGCGCTGGTGTGTCGAGATCCGCAGCTGTATGCGCAGCCATTATGAGAATTCTGTGTAATGATGATATGCCGGTATTTACAAACAGCTACTTCTGCCCGAATATGACGGTGTACAGAGAGGTGTTGAATGCTTGGATTAACCGTCTATCTGATGAAAATGAAAGTGTTTCGACTGAGATATGGAATACTGTAAATAAAGATATGGTAGAGGAGTAAAACATGAAATATACAAAGCGTGAAATCATTAGCGCATATCGAATTCTCACGAAGAATATTCAACAGAATGATCTCGGCTGGCGTGGAAAAATGATTTTAAGTGATGTACTTGATGACTAT